GTGCCTAGGACCGGAATCGAACCGGTACGGTAATCACTTACCGCAGGATTTTAAGTCCTGTGCGTCTGCCAGTTCCGGTATAAATACGATAACACCAACGGTTTGAACCGTGTTAGACTGCGTGATGTTCGTAACCATCGCACAAGATACCGTGTTTCGCCGACTAAAGCGTAGTTATTATTGTATACCGAATAAAACGCCGTGTCAACGATAAATTTTAAACGTTCGTGTTTTGCGTAAAAAATACTCCCGACAGTATTCTGTCGAGAGAAATTACGCTACATTATCTTATTCATTCGCTCCATGTACTCGAGGAAGTCTTTCGCTTTTATTTCTTCGACTTCTATTTCGGAAGTGTCATCGCTAGAAAAGAAGTAATCTACATACGGAGTATATGCTCCGATACCATCAACGATAAAATGATCGAACAATCTTGTCTCGCCACGTTGTACTCGGATAACTTCTTCCGGATCAATTAGTCCTTCATCAATATCCGACTTCAATTCGTCAATTAATTGCGAGTAGTCATAACTTACGTTCACTATCTACCATCTCCAATACCGTAATATGTTACGGTAACATTATACAATATTTTACACGAAATAAAAAATACGAAGTGTATATCTAATACACTCCGTACTATAATTAATGATGGTTGACTGCGCCTTTAGTATACCACGATTTTACTCCAGACGTAGCACCGCTATTCAATTTCGTCACTTCGCCCCACAAACGTCCTTTTTGGTTCGCAGAACTAAATCCGATTCCCGTCTCTTTCTTTCCGACAGGAGCGAAGAAGTATGCCGTAGAAGAACCTTTCGTAGAATACTTAAATCGAATCCACCAGTATCCGTCTTTATAGAACAAGTGGTCGAAGTTTACCCAATCGCCTTTACGTAGGTAACTATTCGAAGGAACTTTCTTCGACTTCAATGACGGATAACCTCTACGTACTACAATCGAACTATTCGACGTAAATGTTCCCGACCAATCCCAATCTGTATTCGGTTTCTTTGGCTCGGACTTCGGCTTGACTACCGTTAGTTTCTGTCCGATTTGTAATACGTTACTACGTAAGTTATTCAACGACTTCAATTGCGAAACAGTAATTCCGTGGTCGTTTGCGATACCCCACAACGTATCTCCTTTACGGACAATATACGTATTACGTTGCTTCTTAACTTTCTTCGTTACTTGTTTCGAAGTCTTCTTATCGCCATTGATTTCGTCCATCTTACGTTGGATCAAACGCAAGAAATCTCTCCACGAGTTTGTCGATAACATTTTGTGCGGACAGTACTTACCGCTCCAATCTTCGTGCTTACGTACTCTATCGACACCCCAACCGTATTGAGTTAATACGTGAGCAATGTATGTCGCAGCATTGTCTTCGGCTTGTTTGTATCGCTCTGACTTCGAACCATTATAACCGTTATCCATAGAGTAACAAATCTCGACACCAATGCTCGTTCTATTCCCCGTTAAGTTTCCTGCGTGCCAAGCGTTACGGTTGAACGGAATCAATTGTACGACTTCTTTATCGTCTACTGCGACGTGGTATGACGTATAATTGTTGTTCGAGTTCATGTACGAAGCCTCGCCTCTTGCTCTCGCCGTATTAGCCGTATTGTGTACGGTAATTGTTGTCGGCTTCATAGGGTACGTTGCTTTAATCGCCCACTTCGACTTTGGCGTCCACATATTAACGATTTTATAACTCATCGTCTTCCACCTCCACGATTTCATCGGCAGCTAATCCGACAATCTGTTCTTCGTCTTCTTCTTCGTAATCAAACTCATCAGATTGTAATTCGGCTAACTCTTCTTCGGTAATTCCGTCGAATCTTTCGTTACTTAAATCCTTGCTCATATTACGAGTCTCCTTTCAATTCTTCTTCCTCGTCAACTTGGCGCTCTACTTTTTCGATTTGTCTACTCGTCAACTTATCACGCTTTAATTGTTTCGTGATCTCCGTACCAATAGCGCCCTCTTTCGTTGTGTCGTTGTTCTTAAATGCGGCATAAGCAGAAGCGCCTACCGTGAATAAGAACGTCAATGTTTGTTCGAGTTGTACTTCGTCATACTCTAACGGTTCTTTTCCGAATAGAACTAATCCCGTACTGATTAACGAAACTGCGAGTAGGATAAATCGAATCCATGTTCCTTTGTTTTGTGGCATTTATATCGACCCTTTCATTGATTAATTTCTATTAAAAAGGACGACCCGTTAAGGTCGCCCGTATACTTTTTTCTAACTACAATTTCCGAACCACCAACACGTCAACCATGTTGCGCCTAATACGAATTCAAACATACGTAACACCTCCTTTATCAAAGTTATAATCCGAACCATTGTTGGAGTAGTGCTATAACCATACTCGTAATAACGGTTCCGATTAAACCTAATAACCAGAACTTTATTTTACGCATATTCTCTTCCGACTTTTTCTGTTCTTGCTTACGCCTTTCTTTCTCCTCGTCTCTCTCACGGTTTATTAGATCGAGTGTGAAGTCCATTTTCTGATTCGTAAGTTCTTGCGAATGTTGACCCGAACGTATTTGTTCTAACGACGCATAAACTCGATTGATTTGTTCGGCGGACTTCTTTTCAGTCTCATCAATACGTTCGTAGATTCGTTCGAACTTTTTGTCGTTCTCTGCGTCTTTTTCTTCCAACCTTTTAATACGTTGGTTATGCTGTTCTACCACCATTTCATCGCAACACCTCTAACGTTTATTCTATCTATATATTAAGCATTTGTTGATTCGTCCGTTGCTTCCTCTGACGTTTCTGACTCTCCATATAAATCATTAACGATTGCTTGATATTCTTCTGGTAAGTTCGTAACAACATGAGTGCTATTTTCTACGTCTTGGACTATATAGCAATGAAAGTCATATTCAAAAGCCTCATATAAAGCATTTAAAAAGTTCATCAACTTACCTGCTTGCGTTTGGTCTACGATACCCATACCGTCCTTTTGGTCTTGTTCTCTGAATAAACCGTTATAATCATTCATAGAAATATATCTCACTTGCTTATCTCTCAAACCTACCTTCGCTACATAAAATACGATTTCTTGACTTGTTACATTTGCCATACTATCTACTCCCTTTTTTTCAATTTGGGCAATGCTTACTCAACATCGCCCTGTTTATTTTTTAATTGTTCGTTTTCTTTCTGTAAATCATCGACCATAGCTTTTAGTCTTGCGTTCTCTAAATTCTTTTGAGCTAGTTCTTGCGCTAAAATTTGTTCTGATTTTTCAAAGTTAATATCCATTAGTTAGCCTCCTTTATTAACGTTCTAGTGCGGAAACTCTAGTCGCTAAACTTCTAATTTGTTCTCTAAGACCGTTACTAGCGTTAATACTATCGTATGCCGATTCAGCTCTGTTTATTGTTTGTTTAATACTGAATAATCCACCACGAACAAAATAAACATCATTTCTGGTGAATCTAAATCCTGCACCCGTAGTATCACCGTTATCAAACCTTAATTCAGTATCACCTGACAGATTGGTAAATCTTAACCTGTTTATTCTCCAACTATAAATACTATGGAATGGTGTATTGCTTCCACCAAGCACGTAATTATCTGCACTTGATGGTGGTCTGAACCGTGCATATCGACTAGAATCAGAATTCTCAAAATCGAACTTGAAATACATATCATTTGGCTCATTTCCGCTTCCGATTTCAACGTTAGTACCAGTCAATCTAGCGTCATTACTTCCGCCTCCAATTCTAAGTCCTGCAAAACCTTCATCGTTCACACGTATTGTACCGTCAATATTATAATGACCTCCGCCAAAATATGCGACATTACTTCCGTTTGATAAGCCTGTCATACCAAAACCGACGATAACATCTCTATCATCTCGTGTGGTTGATGGGTAAATCATTCTGAACATATTATCAGAGTCATAAAAATCAATTGTAGAATTACCAAAAAACTCTAAATGGTTTTTATTTAAGTCAAATTTCATCGTGTTGTCTAAACTCCGCAACACTCCACCAGTTATCCTGTCGGCACTTAAATCAATCGACTTTATATCTCGTATAAACGCTGATTTAGATGTCAACTTATCAATAAACGCCGAATTAGACGTTATTCTATCGAACAACGCATTATCGACTTGCAACCATTCTGATTTAAGGATATTCGTTTCCATGATTTCCGATGAAACGCTCTTTAAATCTGCATGAACAGCACTGATTGCTTTCGTCTTAATGTCGTTCGCAAATATACTGTTCGCTGATATCTTATTAACCAATGCGCTATCCACTTTCAACTTACTTGCGTCAACAACTTCTGATTTAAGCATATTCGTATCAATAATATTCGATGTCAAATACGCAGTTGTGACACTTGCGAAGTCTGCTCTAACTGCTTTGATTGCCTCCGATGTAATCGTGTTTTTAACCGTTAAGTTATTCGACACATCGACATTATCGCCGATTAATGCTAGTCCGTCTTTATTACCTACGATAGCACTTGCGAATGTGTCTCCACCGACTTTTGTTGTTCCAATGCTAAAGCCGTCTGACAGAAGTTTGACTTCGGAATGTTGTACAGTATCTTCGACTGCGGGAGTCCAGTCTGTTGCTTTATCCCCTTTTTCTAATTTTACATTTCTTATATAAAATCCATGTAAATATGACGAATCAATATTTGCGTTCGGTCTTTTCGCAATTAAGATGTCTCCTCCAACTTTAGTGTTTGTTGCTGTAAAAGTCACTGACACTCTTGTGAATTCTCCCAATGTACTACTAAAAGATTTTACTGATAAAGGTTGATTTGGTACGCCAGAAATGTCATACATCATATATACATAATTGAGTTGTTGCATATTACTGCCTCTTGACCCTTCAATTGTTAATGTGTATGTTTGTCCAGCAACCACATCAAAAGTAGGTGTTCTTACACCTACATACCTGCCTGCTGTATTAGAAAACATATAATCATTTTTTTCATTATCTTTAGTTGCTGTAGAACCATATGGTATACTCCAACCGTCTAAACCTTTAGAAAAATCACTATTTGGTATTAAGTTACGTCCACCAACTTCAATCGCCTCAATATCAGCGTTCCATACTTTACGTTCGAACATATCCGCATTTTCAATGACAGTCTGACCGTTCGTTGCTATCCAATCATCAGCCCTATCAATGCGTGATATTTGATTTTGGATAGTTGTCTTATTACCCTCTGCCGTCTGTTTAACTTGATTGATAGATTGATTTAGCGTGTTTGTTGCAGAGTTAATATCTCGTTTCCACACTTCATTAGTAATCGCTTGACTGTTTACGTCAATGCTAGATTGTGCGGTTGTTTTCCATTTTTCTAGATCAGCAACAGACAGATTAATGTTATCAGCACGTTGCGACAGATTAGAGATGACTGTATCGTGTCCACTTGTCTTTTGCACAAGTCCTGCAATCTCATCTGCTTGAACGTTTAACTCTGCTCTATTTGTCTCGACTTCACTCTCTATATCTTCGGGCGCTGGAGTCCAGTCTGTTGCGATGTTGCCTTTTTCTAGCTTCACTCTCCATAAAGCAACGTCAACAGTGTCTCCAACTGATTCTGGATAAATTTGGTGTTGGAAAGAGACTGTTCCAACATTGTTTACTCCTGTTGATATGATACGTTTCTGTTCTCCCGGTTGTAGCCAAACATTGTTCGCACTAAAACCGTTGTACCTAAATTTAAAAGGCTTATCCCCTAAATTTTTAACCCAATAACTAAAAGTCATCTCTTCTTCTCCTACACCATAAATTCTAGGTGTAGTAGATAAACCACTATATGGATTTTTGCTTATATTAGAGTTCGGAACATAAGTCAATCGAGTGGCGTCACTAGTATTCCACTCTTCAACAGTATAATTTTGAGTGATTGTTCTTGTGTACCCTGTATATGGGGTATATTTCTCAAAATTATTACTATTCTTAATGTAGTTCCTACCACCAACGCTTAAATTATCAATCTTACTCGCTGTTATTTTAACGTTATCAGCATTTTGATTGATTAATGTCGTGTGGTTACTTACTGTGTTGCTTATTGAATCAACAGTAGACTGACTTGCTTTTGACTTTATGTCGTTTGCATTTTGTACAATTGAAGTGCTATTTCTATCGACTATCCCTTTTAAGTCATTAACAACGCTACTATCAACTTTTAAAGCAATCTCTTTTGAAGTTAATTCGATAGCCGCTTTATTTTTCTCTACTTCTTTTTCTAAATCTTCTGGCGCTGGAGACCACTCTGTTGCGATGTTTCCTTTTTCGATTTTAATGTTCTCGATAATAAAATCATCGTTTTCGTCATTTTCGTTATAAAAGTCCAATATCCAACTACCCGTTATATTATTAGGATCTTTTAAGGTTTTCGTGAATGACAGTCTTTGACGATTAGTTCCGATATTTTTAAACCATTCCATACCAAAAGATTTATCTATTTGACCGTTACTATCATACGCTCTTAACGATAAACCTTTTTGCATTTGAACATCAAAACTAATTGTTATCTCATCGCCAAATGATACTTTATCATTGATATGTGACATATCAACTCGATAAATATAAGTTAAACTGTTGAAAGATTCTCCATATACCTTTTTAATGTTAGCACTATCTTCTAATAAGTTTCTTCCACCGATTTTCATGTTATCAATAGACTTTGCTGTTAATTGTAGCTTTTCCGATGTCTGACTTATTAAAGTGCTATTCTTCTCTACAGTATTATTAATCGTATCAACATATGCTTTTTCTGCTTTAGATTTTATTTCGTTAGCATTTTGGCTAATTAACGTATTTTGATTAGTCACTGTCTGATTTAACGTATCAACAGTAGACTGATTAGCTTTTGTTTTAATATCATTCGCATTTTGAGTAATCGAAGTCGTGTGTTTATCAACTGTTCCTTTTAAACTGTCTAGCGATGTTTGACTTGCTTTAGATGATAGTTGACCTTTAACATTCGTAATCTCTACATCATGCGAATCAATTTTAGTACCGTGTTCTTCTAGTAAGTTTTGAGCGTTAGATATATCAGTCTTCGCATTACTTAAATCTTTTTTAGCATTAGCAATATCTTTTTTTATCGAAGTATCACTTGTCTTTAAATCGCTAATCGTAGTGTCGTATATCGACTTATCAACTTTAGTCGCTAGATCATTCGATACATTAACCACTTTCGTGTCAACGTCTGATATGTCGTTACCTAAATCAGACAACGATGTATTGATACGACTTTCTGCACTGTTTAAATCTGTTCTCACGCTATCAGTCAACGATTTAGCATTTGTTTCTGATTGTTCGATAGCGTCTTGTTTCGCAGTTGATATGTCGTTCTCTAACTCTTTTCGAGTGTTATCAATGACTGTATTCATTCTAGTTTCCGCTGATTTAACTTCTGCTTGTGCAGTATCGACTGCCTCGTTAAATTTATCCTCGATATACTCCGTTTGAGCATTATACTCTGTATCAAAAGCGAGTTTTAATTGCGTAATGTAGTCGACTGTATCTTGCTCAACTCTATCAATCTTTTTCTGTAAGTTGATTTTCGCTTTATCTTCTTTAAAATACTGATAATCTCCTAGAGATATTTTAGTTAATTCAGTATTCAATAAGTTTACTTCTAATTTCTGCACTCTGGCTTTTCGTAATATGTCAATTTCTTTGTATATAATTCCGACTTCATCTCCGAGATTTAAGTCGCCAACAGATACTACATCAGTTTCGTAACTTACTTTCGGAACACAATTCTGAATTAGATACTCATACGTTGCTTGTGCTAACTCTCTTCTATTTTCGATGTCCTCAAAGACAACGACTTGTAATCGAGGCTTTAATACTCCGTTTTCGTAATATCCGTATTGATCAGTCGCACTTGGTAATTCGATATAGTCTTGTGCGTAAGGTTTTTTAACGACATCATTAGACCAGCTCATGTTAGCGAGATTAACTCTACGACCGTAACCGTCTCCGACTTCTTCGCCTTTACCACGACCAATTACCGCCGTTACAATTTCTGCGTCCGACTGCTCTTGTCTGATTTGTAATACGTTAGAGCCGTAAGCAAATCGCTTACCAGTCCATTCGCCTAGTTTATTCTTAACGTGGATATTCTTCGATACAATCTTCTGACCGTCAAACGTTAAACTGTAATCGAGTTCTACGTTCCACGTTTCGAGGATTTTAGTTCGACATTCAGAAGGACTTTCGTAATAAAAGTTCGTTGATTTTGGCGTAGTTATATCATACTCTGTCACTCGCCAACCAATTCCGTTAAATGCTACATCACACGCTACATCTGCCGTATCGTCTGTCGGTCTCTTGTCTCGTATAATATCCCCCGCCAAAGCCTCGTCAAAGAACAGATGAACTCCCTCGACAATTAAGCTATCGTCTTGAACAATGCGGTCATGTATCTTGTACAATTGAAATCTATCTTGCTTGTCAAAATGTCCGATAAAAGTCGCATTATCTACAGACTTCTTGTGATTGAATATCTGACCTTTGTTTGTTTTATGAAATAACGGTAACTCCATGTAAAACGTATAAAGTCCGTTTAATTCAATCGTCTGTAATGCCTCGATGATATTATTACGAGGTATAATCTTATTAAGTTGTTTTTTACTATCGAATAAATAAATCATAAGAAAACTCCCTCGTAACTAATATTTATCGTGTTTGGAACAGGTCGAATGACGAGTTGGTCGCTTTTGTCGATTGTGAAATCTTCTAAATCGCTGTTGAGTGAGATGTATTGCGTGAGACTGTTTGATTTTTCTATATCTTTCGGAGATACCGACCAATCAGTCGATTGGCTACCTACTTCTAACTTCGCTCTCCATAAAGCAACGTCAACAGTGTCTCCAACTGATTCTGGATAAATTTGGTGTTGGAAAGAGACTGTTCCAACATTGTTTACTCCTGTTGATATGATACGTTTCTGTTCTCCCGGTTGTAGCCAAACATTGTTCGCACTAAAACCGTTGTACCTAAATTTAAAAGGCTTATCCCCTAAATTTTTAACCCAATAACTAAAAGTCATCTCTTCTTCTCCTACACCATAAATTCTAGGTGTAGTAGATAAACCACTATATGGATTTTTGCTTATATTAGAGTTCGGAACATAAGTCAATCGAGTGGCGTCATTTGTACCCCATTCTTCAACAGCGTAGTTTTGAGTGATTGTTCTGTCGTACCCTGTATAAGCGGTGTAGTTCTCAAAATTATTACTATCTTTTAATAGATTTTCGTTTCCTCCGCTGCTAATACTCGCCCCTAAATTATCCACAACATCATTATGAGGGAACATAACCTCGTATTTAGTATTCGCTACATCTGACTTGTATCTAAAAACTTTATTCGTTGATGTATTCGTAATCGTGAATTCGTCAACTGGCTCTGTATAAGTGATACCGATATTCGCTTTCACAGGATAATCTGAGTCGATGTTTAATACGCTTGAGTTTGAATAGTTGAACGTTTTTTGTGGCGTATATTTGAACGGGTCGTGACATATGAACTTTAGTTGTATAGGAAGATTATTACTTCTTTCTTCCTCTTCGATTATGTCGGACAATGTACCGTAATAAATAAATCTCTCGTCCGTAAAACTTATCTCAACTATTTCTTTATATAATTTGTTTTTAATTCGTCTCATTAACTCGTTAAACGATTCGTTACTATCTCCTTTAACTCTACCGAAAACAGTAAGTTCTCTAGGATTTAACGTTTGTTCTGTTAATAATTCTCCGTTATAAGCTAACGGTTTAGACGTGGTTAAACTTTTGCTTAATTGATTTCTTCCAATTACTCCGGTAGTGATGAATGAAGAAGTTTCATCAGATACTATGTCGTCAAAAACTTCTCCATCTATAACCAACCGAAGAGAAAGCGGTTCATTTTGTTGTTTCTGACCGAACTCTACAAACGAATATTTCATGCGCTTCCTCCTCCTTTGTTTTTATTAGCTATATATTTCGTTTATTCTTACCGTTCTTTTATTTTCATCATGTATATTATCGGAGAATCTTCTGAACTCTTGTCCGCCAATATCTACCGTTATATAAGCCGGTTGTTTATTAGTTAAGTTCATCGTTTGGTTCACTCGTCTTGTTACGTTGGCGTTCATAGAACCGTTCACTTCTCCGAACTTTCTGTTTAAGTGGTTAGTGCCTAATGCGTCCATACCAGACTTTGCCATGTCTCCGGCTATTTTAGCGACCTTACGTTGACGGTCTTCAATTCCGAGAACATAACCGTCTCCAAAGTCGTTACCTAACCCCATCGTTACTTTCGACGGAGAGTTCGATTTTTGAGTACGTTTAATGGCTCTCCACGCTCGAGAAGCTATACTTTTAGCGGCACTCCAAACAGCTCCTCCTAACGATTGAATACCTCGAATGTATCCCGAAACTAAATCTCGTCCTAGCGAATATGCTCCTCCGATAGAACCCATTCCGTTTTTACTACTTTGTGCAACACTTCGACCAGAGTTTCTAGCGGCACCAGACTGTCCGTTTACTCCATCGCTATATTCTCTACCATCGCTACGTCCTTCGTTAGAGTATCCGAAAATAGCCGAGATACCATTTTTCGCACTAGTTGCGATAGCGTTACCGGCTGCCTTAGCGGCACCAACGACGTTTTGAACTCCGTCTTTATACTCTCCACCATCTTCTCCACCTTCTTTGAAGAATAGGTTTACGAGTCTAACTCCGCTGATAGTACCTAACGCAAGTCCCTCTCCGGAACCTTTTGCTTCGCCAACTTTGCTCTCTGCTCCACTAGCGTAGTTTGAACCGTCTTCACTACCTTCTGAATCAAATCCGGCTACTCCCATGATTCCGTTTAATGCTCCGAATCCTAACGTATCTCCGGCTGCGGTTGCTAACGCTGCTTTTTGTTCGATTCCTCCGGCGTATTCGCTACCGGAATCAGATCCGATAACTCCGAATTGTGCGTATTTAGCTAACGCTGTTTCTACTCCGAGACGAACACTTTCGGCTAACTGATTAACTTCGCCAGACTTACTCTTAATACTACCTCCGTAAGTATCCATCGAACCAGCACCGCCACCGCCGTCTGTAGTGCTTCCGAGAGTATCCTCTACGGAACCTTTTGCACCTAAGACAGTTTCGTTTAATGTCGGCATTTTACCGGATATTGATTGTTCGAAAACACTCATCGAGTTATCTCCGCCGCCTCCGTCTGTCGTTTTACCTAACTCATTTTCGACAGACGTTCTCGCTTCGGTAGTTTTCATGACTAACGATGGAATACCTTCGCCAATACCATTAGCTTTCGTTTCTAAGACGTTCCTACCTTCTTCGGTCATATCCATCGTTAATCCGTCTTTAACTAACGTTTCTACTCCCGTAAGGAACTCTGCGACTGAAATCTCGCCCTCTTGTAATCCGGCAACTAACGATTGCATTGTTTGCGTTCCGTGTCCTGCGAGTTCAATTGTTGCGCCCTCTTTGACCTTACCGTCTAACGCCGACATTACTTCGTCAACCGAGATCATTCCCGAACTTAGTCCGGAAGCTAACGTTTGAATATCTTGTTGACCTACTGCGGACAAGTCTTTCGTTAATGCTGTAGCAAGGTTTTCGGTCATTAAGTATGCGACTTCCATCGCACCATATTCTCCGGATTGAAGTCCTGCTTGGAACTTTTCGATAGACATAATTCCGGCTGGTCCTAAGTCGACTTTCATACCTTCTTTAAATGTAAGTCCGAACTGACTTGCAAACTCTTTTACCGACATTTCTCCTTGTTTTAAAGAAGTTACAAATTCGTTTATCTTTTGTGTTCCGACTTCTGATAACGATTCTTGTCCGATAATATTACGGAAAGCATTTATCTGTGCTAGACCGGCTTGTTCCATTGAAATTTCTCCGGCTTTAAACTTCTCGATAAACTCTTCTAACTTCATTTCTCCGGCTTTACCTAAGTCAACGTACTGAACGCCTTCTTCTACCTTAGAAACAAATCCTTCCCCAATATCGAAGGCAACTTCTTGCGTAGAGTTTCCTAAGTCCACTAATCGTGTTTTGAAGTCGCCATAATCACGAGACATATTACGTATCTTACTTACGTGTTCATCTAAAGCGTCATTAGCACGAGACCATGCTTTACGTTGTACTTCCATACCTTCTGACGCACTCTTAACTACACCTCGGTAATCTTCGTAAGTTCCTAACGCACTTTGTTGAGCCGTTGATAATCCTTCCGTTGCTTTAATATTCTCGTCAACTTCTTGCGCTCTCTCTTCATGAGCCGCTAAGTTTTGATAAATAGCTAACTTCTCGGACTCGTACATCTCGTCACTTGCTGCGAGTAAGTGTTGCTTTTCTTCCTCGGCTAAATTCCAAGTCTTAATTTCTTCGGCTTGCTTGCGTTGTGCTTTCGATAACTCTCCGATAGCGTCTGCCGAGTTTTTACCCATTTCAGTCATTTGCTTCTGAATCTCTTTCGGAGAACCAGTAACAACGATCTTATCTAACTCCGCACCTAAAACTCCGAGTTCACGAACGGAACCTGCTACTGCCGTACCGAACTTTGCGTCCATTCCGGAAACAGCTTCTGCCATCTTTTGCATACCGGCTTGTGTAATCTGACCTTGTTCGTTTGTTTCGTTTTTAATAACGTTAGTAATCGTCTTATGGTGCTGAGAAACTTGCTCACGCATAGCGTTGTATTGCTTCTCGACTTCATTACGAGTCTTAATTAACGCTTGCTTCTGTGGTTCTGTCGCACCTTCCATCGCTGCGTCTATAAATCCTTCTATTTCTGCTTGTTCTTTATCTAACGCACGAGTAACTTCACTCGCTAATTTTTCGAACTCTCCAACGATTTTACCACGAGTTTCTTCGGCTTCTTTACCAGACTGAGTCTTTAACTGACCCATATACGTGTTAATGTTATCTTTCATTTCAAGATAACTTTTAGCTGAATTACGAGAAGTTTCATCGGATATAGTTTCGATTTTACCCATACTCTTCTCTAAATCGCCTTTAGAGAACTCTTTCTTAACGTCACTAACTCCTTTTATTATTAAGCCTAGTCCTCCAAGAACTGCGACTGTAACGGCTCCTTTTGGTCCGAAAGCAAAGAACGCCGCACTTGCAAGACCAAGAACTCCAGTAATACCTCCGATAGTCTTAGCCGTATCTGCGAAGGCTTTACCGAACTCTGTTACGTTACCTTCTGCGTCAAAGAACTTATTCGTCATATCCTCTAGGTAGTCTAATATTCCGTTAATCGCTCCACCTATATCATCAGAAGTTTTGACGAACAATTCTCCTAAATTAGCTAAAATGTTCTTCACTTTGTTTTTAGCCATTTCCACTTGTGAAGCGAATGTTTCGAATCTCTTACTAGATTCTTCGACCAATGCCGTATTCTCTTTGTAAGACTGTCCGGCTTTATCTCTAGCGTCTCTTGAAAGGTCTGTTGCGTTTGTTAAACGTTTTAATGTGTCGACTTCTCTTATTTCTGTTAAACCTAGTTCCCCTAATATTTGGTCTAGGTTAGCTCCACCTTTGGAAGATTTTTCGAATCCTTCAAGCAATACCATTAACGCTTCATATGCGTCGTCTTTCATAAGTCTACTTGCTTCTTCTACCGAGAGTCCCATAACGTCTGCCCACGCTTGTGCTTCCTTACCGCCACTTTGTAACGCTTTATTCATCTTCGTCATTACTCGTGACATCGCCGAGCCACCCATCTCGGCTTTAATACCTACGGAAGACATTGACGCTGCTAGTGCTAGTACGTCTGATTCTGACATACCCATTTGTTTACCCATACCGACTAGTCTTAGAGACATTTGCATGATTTCATCTTCGGTAGTGGCGAAGTTGTTACCTAAGTCTACTAAAGCGGAACCTATATTATCTACTTCGTCCATTGACGTACCCATTACGTTAGTAAACCTAGAAATACTTGTTGCTGCGTCTTCTGCCGATAGTACAGTCGATTCTCCTAATCGAATCATTGTTTCCGTAAAGTCGGCAATACTATCTTTTTTAACCCCTAGTTGTCCTGCCATCTCGGCAACTTTCGAAATTTCTTCGTATGTAGCCGGCATTTGAGTTGACATTTTTCGGAATGTTTTGTCAAGTTCACGGTACTCTGTATTCGTTGCTTCTACCGTTTTCTTAACTCCGGCAAACGCCGATTCATAACCCGAGAAAGACTTTATGGATTGTTGAACGGCAGCGCCAACAGCAACCGCCGCACCCATTCCGACCATTGAGAAACCTCTCGCTGTTCTGTTAAATCGGTCTAGTTGTCTCGCAGCCTTACCGGCGTCTTTGTCCGTTTGTGCGAAAGAACGGTTCATATTGTTTACGCTACTAACTGCTTCGTTGGCACGAACGCCTACTAATGATCCGTTAAACTTTCTCACGGCTGCTTCTGCGGCTGCGAATCCCGCAATAAACTGACCCGTATCGGCTACCAACCTAGCGGCTACTGTATGCTTTACTGCCATTATTTAATCCCCTTTCGTTAATCTTTTTCGTCTTCTAAGAAACTCAAATTACCACTTAATAAAGCCTCGGCTCTCTGTTTAGAATCAGAGAACTTTTCGATAGCTTCTATGTCGTATTCTGTAACTTCTCTATCTTCCCAATCTGAACGTTTGAAGAACTTTTCGAACTTAGGATAATTCGGTTTACCGTTCTTTTTAACTTGACCGACAATCTCATGCAACCATGCTTCGAGGTGCATTTTCTCGATGTCGTCTACGTTCTTCTTCTTGTATCCGTCCATTAAAGCCGTGTACTCCGCAAACGTAAGTCTACGGAGTTGGTTCACGTCATTAATACCTAGGAATCTAAATGCGTTAGAAATTATGTCTTTATATGTTGTCGGCTTTACTTGGCGTCTTGGTTCTCCGTCAAGATCTTCTTCGCTTCCTCTTCGGTCATTTCTGTCTCGAAGATGTGATTGAACAAACCCGACGCAATGATACCGTTCCTTAACTCTTCTGCTAATGCTTGGAATCCACCAAGTTCTCTCGCCTTTTCTGATACTGCTTTATTTAAGTCCTTCTCTGAATACGTAACTGTTTTAACGTCTTCAAGTCCGGCTTTAATCGTTTCTTTAATTCCTCTAATGTCCCCGGCTAATAGCTTAGCGTTAATCATTTGTACACCTAGTCCGAACTCTACTCCCGTATGTTCTCCGATGTATTGCTTAGCCGAATATTTCTTGTCAAGTGTTTCTGCGAATCCAATGTCGAATAGTAACTCGTACTCTTTGTTTTTGATAGTAATGTTCATAATTAATTCCTCCTGTATTTTGAACCGGACACGTCTGTCCGTAATTTCGCTACGATGTATATTTCGTAGCTATGTATCACGGAAGTTATCCGTGCAAAAGATATGTATAGCCGGACAAGATGTCCGACTTTATTTCTCTTATTAAACTCCTTCTGGTGCTGTTGCTGTTCCTCCGGCTAATTCTCCGAAGTCTTGGAAAGCGTATTGAACTGCTGCGAATTGGTCTGGAGTTAAAGTAACTTCGCCTTTTTGTGGCGTTAAGTTAATGTTGAATGTCGTTGATAATTCTGTGAATGAATCAACAGAAGAAGAACGGTTGAAGCTACCTAATGAACCTTGTGCGTAGATTGCTGGATATTTACCAGAATCAGTTTGTTCCGTAATGTCTACTTCCCACGCTTGAATAATTTCTCCTGCGTCATATGCTTCTTCTAAAAGAAGGTAAGTAGCGTCGTCACGTACTACGTAACAAGTTAAGTCGATATTAGCGTTTACTTCTCCCGATTCCTTAACTACTCCGTCTTTAGTAGACTCTTCGATAGTCTCACGCTCTGAATTGAATTGGTGTTCCGTTTGGAACGCTAAGCGTAAGTCATTACCGTTTGTGTTTGCGTCGTCCATTGCTTGGAAGAACAATACCGTCTTTGAACCTTTTGAAATTGCCATTAATTATTTCCCCTTTTCGTTTTTAATTCGTGTCTACCTACGTTCTTTTACGTGGTAAATAGGCACGGAAACTTCTATATATAATCTGTGTGTATTACCTTCGTTTTCTTCATGCGTACCAAACATAATATTAGAGACGTTCTCAACTTCCGGAGAAAACGATCCAATCTTTTCGAAACCTTCGTTGTATATCGGAATGTTACCGTATCGTAATATCGAAATAATATCTTTATACGCTAAAGACATCTCGGACATTGTGCCTCCATGAACTCCGATAACTAACGTAATGTCTTCCGTGATTAACTCTTTCGTCTTCGTCTTTATATCTTCGGTACTTACTACGTATTCAATCTCTGCGAATGGCTTTGTATCTGGTTTTGAATATCCGTAATACTTCCAAATCGTAGGAACGTTCGTAGTGTCCTGTAAGTAATGTCGAAGGCTTCCGATAATTTCGTAATAAGTTATTACCATACGTTATCAAGCCTTTCTTGCAATCTTTGTCCGAAACCTTTGTCGTATATCTTAGCGTTACGAGTAATGAAATAACGTTTAGTTTTATGTTCGTAGTTCTGTCGCCATGTGTACGGAACATTGTCGAGGTCTACGTTAATGTCATACTGTAAGTCTCCCGTCTTCATAACTCCGTTTAATAACGAGTTTCTTAACGCACCGGTTAATATCGGAGCGTCGTTAGCCATCTTATTCGACAACTCATCAGCGATTAAACCGATTTCTCTGTCGACTTCACGCAATGCTTTCGTAGCTTTTACGGGAGATATATCACGCATTAACGTTGTCATACCTCTTACACGTATCTTCGCTAACTTTCTCGCCATTAATACACCCTCTTCCCGACGAACTCCCAACGAGTAACCATCTCGCCAATACCTTTCGGATCGTGCGAACTTACCGAATACTTTAATCCGTCATGGATAACGTACTTCATATCTCGTGGTTTGTCTTCCGCACTAAACTCGTCTATATCTATCGAGAACCACAAGTCGCCTTGTTCGATATACTCTCCTTGATAGATACGGTCTTGTGCAGCCACACGAGACGTTCTATCGGTCACAACTGAACGTAAGGTCTTATCGTACTCTACTGACGAAACTTCGCCCGTAAACGGATTCTCTTTGCCTTCTGTGGCGAATGTAACGATAATATCCACCGTTCTGTTTGCGATAACTTCTTCTCGTGTATCTTTGATAAACTGTAAGTCTTCTTCGGTCAACATTATTCGCTACCTCCTTCGTCGTCATATACGATTTCTAACCATGACGTGCATTGTAAGTGCGGTTTGTATATCTTCGTATCAGTTGTACGAAAGACTCCAGCACCTTTACCGTACTTATCTTCATTAGCATAGAAATAACATTCGTGACTTTTACGTCTTGGGTGTCGTGGGAATGTTTCGTGTATTCGTAACCAATTGAGTCCGTTATCTTCCATCACATTGACGAACTGTCTTCGATAAACCGTAAAGGATTCATCGACCACTAGCCTACGCAATACCCACTGTTTCTCTTCCAACGCTTCGTTTACATTAGCTATTGTTCCGTCTAATGCGTCTCCACGGTTGATTGATTCTCGAATCTTTTTCTGTAACAACTGCGAGTAAGTGAGTGCGGTAAATGCTGCCTTGTCTGATAACGTGAAATTATCTTCGTCTGGCTCTTCGACAACTTCTTTCGAATCCATCGACTCTACCTTCTCTAACTCGTCTGACAATGCCGAAGTTGTTGCTACGATAGATAATTCTACCGAAGACAATACTCCGTCATAAACAACGTTCTCTACTTCTTTTTCGATTGATCGTAACTCGGAAAGTATGGCACGAAGTTTCTGTCGTTTAACCGACGTTATATCTTTCGTCGTACCGTCTTGAAGTGTTACCGTTTCTTTAGTAGCGTTATTCTTTAATACACGAGTTACTCGTGCAATTAACGTCTCTAAGTTATCGACGATTTGTTGTTCGCTTTCTTCGGATATTTCTTCGACCTTAATAGCGATTTCTTTCATTCAACCACCCTGCTCTATTGCGAAGTACGAAGAACGACCCTCCAGCGTCTTTATCGTCGTTATACTCGTCTAACTCTTCTTTCCAACGATTGTATAAGTCTAGTGCGTATCTACGATATGCTTCGTATTGTTTCGACTTATCGACCATCTCTTCGCCATCTTGATAACGGAATCCTTTACGTGCCTCTGCGGCTTCTTCATTCGCCGAGATATATTCCGAATACAACTTGATTAAATACGTTTGCCTACTGTCAAAATCTTCTAAAGTAACATCAAAGCCGTTGGCGAGAATAAACTCGTCAACAACTTCTTCCGTTACCGTTAGCTTGGTAGCTAACTCCGTTTTATTCAAACCAACGACCTCCTATCAGTTACTTCTTCTCGTCTTTATTTTCTTCGACTTTCTTTGGCGTAGATTTCTTACGTGTTCTAGTTGTCGTTTTCTTGCTCTCGTCTTTTACAACGTAACCAATACTCTCGAATCTAGCGAAATCTTTTTCGTCTATTTGAATAGCAGAACCGACGGGGTTACCGTCGATAACTGCTTTCGTAATTACGTTTACTTTAGCCATCTATATCAATACCTCCGTGATTTATGGTGTTGTTTCTGTAACAGGATCTGTAACAGGTTCTGTAACAGGCTCTGAAACTGTTTCAGATGGTTCTATTACATCTGCGTGTAATAATAATGAAGGATTGTCAAGAACAACGAATCCAGATTCTGCTACTTCGATGATGTCACGGCGTGGTGTACGCTCGTTGTACGCCTCTAACGTAGCGATAGGTTCCATGTTTGGTGCGTCTGGGTTAGGTCCAGTAATGAAGTTACCTACGCCTTTAGCGATGAATACTACACGGTTTTCTGGGAATACTTCGATAACTTCATCTTCGCCAGTATAAATGTCGTTTACTGTGAACGTAGTTTCTTCTACGACTTTAATAGTCGGAATACCATAACGTCCTAATACTTCGTTTAACTCTGCTTCTGAAATACGTGTTGCAGTTTCTGGACGACCAGCTTCTGCGATTAACGTTCTGTTTAATGCTAATTGACCGAATACTTTACGAGAAACTAACATTGCTTCTGGTGCTTTACCAGCGTTATTCTTTTTGTACGTTTCAACCCAACCGATTAAATCTCCGATGATGTCACGGTCAAGGTCGCTCCAGTCATTACCAGATGTCAATGCGATTTTGTGGTCTTCTGGAACTCCGTAATCTAATTCGATTTTAACTCCGTTTTTATCGTAAGTGTTTGAACCGAAAGCTACTGCCTTGATTTTCTCAACACGCTTACGTAATTGTAAGTAATTTACTAAATCAACAGAACGATTTAATAAACGGTTGATACGGTTTTGACGGTCTGCGTCATTACGTGCCGCATTGATTTCGTATAACTCTTCGATTGTAACGATGTCTTTTAAACCGAAGTGTGCTAACTCTACCATACGACTAGCAGCACCGTGACGGTCAATTACCGGTTTCTCCGCTCCTAAACCAATCATAGCTGCGATGTGTTGTTTACGTTGGATAATATCGTAAGCAAAACGAATGTCGTAAGATACTTCGTTTCCTACGAACTCATCAGCGAATGTTGGTTCTGATTGTTCGATTGAAGCGTCTAATACTCCTTTTAATGCTTTCGGTTGAAATTCTCTGTATTGTGTAATTGAAGCCATTAATAATCTTCCCCTTTAAATATATTTTAGTTTTTATTCGTTTTTATTATGCGTTTGGAATGTGGTTTACATAGTGAATGTTTGGATTAGCTGTTTTAAATTCTGATGGTACTTCAACAGGTAACTTCGCTTCGTAAACTGAACCTTCGATGATTACTGCGCCAGAAACTGCGTCTGTTTCTCCATCGTGAATGTGGTCTTCGTTTAAAATGTAGAAGTTTTGGAATCCGTCTGTTGCCGAGAATGGTTCGTATTTACCAGTATCGTCGTTACGTGCAATCAACGTACCTACTTCGATTAAACCTTCTGGAAATTTAGTTCCGTCTAAAGTTGCGCCACCATGTACGTATTGAACGTGTTCTGACGCTAAGATGTTTTTACCACTACGAAATTCTTGCTCTGTTGCTTTTAATGTGTAAGCCATTAATAATCTTCTCCTTTAATTTTTATTTGCGACAATAAATTATCGCTTTAGTCTTTCGAATAATTCTCTACCGTAATCTTCATCTGTTTTAGCTTTTGGTTGAGCCGGTGTTACACCGAAACCAGCGCTTGGATCGCCTTTAGCCTCTTGCGTACCTTGAATGAAATCTTGATAAACACTTTCGATAGATTCATTTAACTCTTCTTCGCTTTGACCTGTAACGTATTTTGAATATCGTTTAATTTGTTCCGGAGTAAGTTTTTTCTCCGACAACTTATCTACGATATAATCACTACGTTGTCTCTCGGATTTCTCACGCTTCAATTCTTCAATAGTTTTATTAGCGTCTTCTAGCAATTCTTTATACTGTTCGTTTTCTTCGAGTTCTTTCTTACGAGCCTCTTCTTCTGCGTCTTGCTTAGCTTTCTCGTAACGTTCTTTTTCTTCTCGGCGAATTTTAGCCGCTAATTTATTCATATCTTCTTGCGTGAATTGTGCGTTAGTATCTTCCGGAGTTGTGTCGACTTCTTCGTTTTCTACTTTCGGAGTCTCGTCTTTCGGTTGTTCGTCCGAAGTTGTAGAACTTTCGTCTCCACCTTCTGCGAAAAATTGTAAATTAATCTTTAGTGTTTTATCGTCTGTCTTATTCATATTTATTTCCTCCTGTATTTTGAACCGGTCACGTCTGACCGTTAATAATTCCGTTTAGTTTATAGCGACTTAACGTTCGGTCAAGGAACGAGTGATTTACTCCTCGTCCATCAATTCTTCCTGTTCTTGGGGTATCGTGTTATCTTCCGTCAATTCTTCCTCTATCGGAGACGTAGCCGAATTGCGTAAGTTACGTAATCCATCGCCCAAAGGGTCGTCCATGTTTCGTTGTTGCATTAACTCTTCGAAAATCTCGTTTTCCTTCTCTCCCGGATTCTTAACGCCTAGTCGCTTCATAGCGTTCTTGCGTGATTCGAACCCTGTGTCAACTTCTTTCGTAAGTAGGTCTACAAGGTTTTCTCTGTCGTCTGGTAACGGTAAGATGAAGTTCATTGAAATGTCTAACTCCGACAATTCGACAGAACTTACGGTAGATTTATCATACGAAAATTTCTTCGAATCTTTTCTAGCTTGTAAATACATTAGTGATTTCTCGAATAACTCTTTAAAATCTTCGTTGTACTTTAACCAATGTTCTTGCGTTTCTTGGATAATATCTTGATACAAGACTTGCAATGCTCTGTCGTTCATACCACCGAAATTAAGTTCTTGTGGAACGATCATCGGTAATCCACTTAATTCGTGCAATGCCGATTTAATTCGGTTGTACTGGTCTTTGTACGCTTCTTTCCATTTGAATCCGTTCTGTACCGATTCTACGTCTGCTGGGTGTCCGCCTTGTGCAGAATCAACCTTTAACAATGAACCGGGAGCAACTACGATGTCGTCCGGATTATCTAATTTAGCGTTCTTAATAACCGTCATACTAAACATCTCAAACTTCAATGAGTCGTTTGCGTCTTCCATCATATCGTTTAAAATTCGTGTTAAAACTTTCATATCCTCTAGGTCGTCGAAGTTTGTAGTATTTGAATTAACGGTTTCTACATCGAACATAACCATAGGAATAAAGTCGAATCCTAAATACGTTTTATCTTGGATAACTTCGATTTCCTGTAACGTTTCATCGAATACTCTTTCGTCAACCCAACACTCGTTTCTACTTTCGTCTAATCGGAATGATTGTCTTACGTACTCTAGTCTGTCAACTTCTTCTCGTGATTCTTGCGCAATAATAATGTCGCAACCAATTAAATCGTGAAATCCATCTTTAGAATAAATCGGAAATACTTCTGACGCATTATGCCATATCCAGTGTAATTTTCCCGTTCTTGGATTAAACGATAATTTGACGGCAACACTTCCGGCGATCAATCTATCCCGTGCGATTTGCATTTTCTTTGCGTCCATCTGATTATCGTGCCACAACTTCGTAAGCAAGTCTTCGACCTTTTGAGACTTTTCATTAGACGCTCTATCGTCTTTCGTAGGTTTTACGTCGATACTATGTTGACCTGCCATTTGCCATCGTGACTTACGTTTGATAAATGCTTTAAAGTAGTTCGTCCAATACCTAGTCGGTTCAAAATCACGACCTTTTCTATCGGTACTTTCCGTCGGATAAATATACTGTCCGAACTCATTGACGTCTTGCTTTCCGTTGTAATAATCGTAGTTTGCGTATATATCGTTAATACGCTTTATCTCACGTTCTCCTAATGCTTTTTCAATCGGTCGTTTTAATAACGAATCAAGAACTGCCGGAGTAAGCAAGTTATAGTCTGGTGCCGTCATAGGTTATCCTCCTCTCTTTCGTTCGTAACTTAATTTGTTTAAATATCGTGAATATCTTGCGTGTTTTGGTTCGTTAGACAACTGTCGGTTGTAGTAATTACCGAAGTTAGAGATTGTTCCTTGTGCATGGTTCGTAGCCAATCCATACGCCATTTCACAAGCGTCAATCATGTCGTCATGTGGCGCCATAGGGTACATAGTATACTGTCCGATAATGTCCGTCTGGTCGTACTTAAATCGAATACGTCCGTTGTTTACGTCCGGAGACATTGCTTCGATACGTAACGACTTTCTTGTACGTTGCTTAATAGGAGTCACTCGTAAATGTGCCGGATAACCTATCTCGTTCAATCTGTCCGACAATGTGTCTGCGAAGAACTCTTGTGCCATTTGTGTCTCGACTGCAATTCCTTCATACTGATAAATCTTTACGTTATCTATTATCGCTTCTAAGAACTCTTTCGGGTGTACCCTTTCGTTATACACATCGACGATATAACATACGTCTGTATGTATGTTTTTAGCGATTGTAATCATCGAACTAAAGTCGCCTTTTTCTTTACCCATGGCGAAGTCAATTCCGCAATAATACTCGAGTTCTTTTCCAAGTAAGTCTTTATCTTCGTAATACACGAAGTTCTCTGGCTTGAATATCTGTCGCTCTTCGTCCGTTGGTTCGTTCTGATACTCTTGGTTGAAGGCTTTCGCTCCCATGTTTACGAGTTGTACTACGAACCAATAATATCCGTAATACTCCGACCAAAGTAATTCCACACCTTCGTCCATCTTCTGACGATTATCTTCGTAGAATTGTTTCGCCTGTTCAACTGCGCCTTCTTTGTCCGATAGATAAATCTTCTTCCATTTCGTCCACATCTCCGTATTACTCGGAAACTTCTTAACGGCTTTGTATCTCCGACCTTCAAAACGTCTATCATTCCGAAGAACCTTATCGAGCAAACTGTCGTAACAAAGGATCGTTCCAATGTATACGGCTATACCATCGAGTGCCAATGCCGGAAGTGCTGTTTCGTTAAACCACGCTTCCATCTTTTTCATTTGCTCCGGAGTTGATACGTTTTCTTCGCCCTCTAAATCATCGAAGATAATTAATTCCGGTCTCGACTTACCGTAACGCATACCACGCATTTGCCCTCCGGCTCCTCGAGCCATTATCTTTACGCCATTAAGCGTCACATACTCTTGCTTGTTGTCGAGTTCATTCTTCGAAGGACTTTCGTGTAACAACATTCCGAAATCACGAATTAACTTATCGTTAAACTTAAACTGACGATTACCCCACGTAATAAATGTTCCTGCCATATCCGCCGTCTCTGATACGATTACCATGAACTGACGATGTTTATATACGGCTTGGTGTACCGGGAATATATTCGAAGCATATGCCGTCTTTGCGTGACGTCTAGGACACGCCCAAGCGATGTTATCGTCCTTTTCCTTACTAGATACTTTCGACAACATACCGGTCAATTCCTTGTGGAACTCCGACATATTATCGTAATTACTTCCTTTCGGAATTAAGTTTTCGTCGTTGTCTGGATTAGCGTCGTCCGAGAAATACTCTACGGAGAATCTTGCGACATCGAACTCGCACTCATTGATTCGTTTGAGTTGGCGAAGTTGTTCATCGACTGTAAAGAATCGTTCAACTTCTTTCGGACTTGCTTTTCCGTTCTCTATTATTTGCGATAGTAACGTTAATTCTTCCGTCAAGATTCGTTGTAGTTCTACACGCTCCTCACGGCTTCGTAAGAAGCCTTCTTCCGATAATGCTACGTTTATACTATTCGACATCTGAATCGCCTCCAGACGTCGTTATTTGACGTTCTGACGTGTGGTTAGGAACAACGTTAGATTCACGAAGTTCTTTAACACGTTGTTGTGCGTCCGTTAAATTGAACGTAACTGATACCGGACTTGAATCGCCTTGACTTGAATCGCCAAGTAGTCCGACAACCTTTGCGTATAAATCTAACTGCTTTGTCGAAGGATTCTTGCCCATTTGGTTCGATACTAATGTTGCGATAAACATAGGTACGTGCTTTCTAGCTTGTTGTAACGATAAGTAAATTACGTATTCAAGGAATCGTGGATCTTTATTCCATCGGTAGTATGTCGTTCTATCTACTCCGACTTCTTCGGCGATTTCCTTGTCCTTTAATAGCGTTACTTCGTTATCTGCGTCCGTCTTATATTCGATTACATTGCGAACATATAATTCCGCTGCTTTCTTTTGCACGTCCGATAAATCATCGAATGTATCGTTCTTCATAAGCACTCCTCCTTCCGTTTGTTTTTCGTTTATTTATTCAGTTATGTATGACGGAACATTGCCCAACTTTCTCGTAGTTTCATTAGGTGTTCCGTATCTTCTTCTATGTATTCCGATGTTTATATAATAATGCGTAATATATTTACGGATTAATTGATCCGTTCTTTACAAGTTCTACCGAATATATAATAATTATATCGAGGTTATATACGTCTATGAGAGAATCTTTGATTCTCGAATAGAGAGGCGAAGCCTCTATGGTTTTCTTATCCGTATAATATATAACGTTCTTTATTCCGAAGTTACTATATTATATACGGTATTAATAACGTTATTAAATATCGTTACTTGAAGACTTCGTCTTCCAACAATTCTTCGAATTGTTGACGAGCGTTTTTATTTATTACCGAATTTATATTAACCATAATCGGAAAATTATTTATCGTTATTAATAGCGAAATTAATTAAGGCGAAAGTTACTTACGTAAGTAATTACCCCTCATAATACTAAACTGTTGTGACGGGATTCATGTTCAAAAATAATTAAAATTTCTTTTAAAAAACTTTAAATTTATATAATCTGTATGGTTTTACCATACAACTATACTATATTTATCCCATTTATTTACAAATATAATTAAGACAAATCAACGTAAATTTTCGCCTATTTAGACGAAATATTCTCCCGAATTCCCCTTACGATTTTACATAAATTTACATCGCATAACTACTACCGACCGATAATTCCGTATGCAACATTCGAAACACACTTTCGTCTATTTAAACGAAAACAACAAACTTTCGCCTATATAGACGAAATATTGATACGAAAGCATTATTCGTCCATATAAGCCGTTTTAAGAGCGATAGATTACTTCCGAATACAATAACACCTAAAATGTAATTTCGTTGCAAATTGACCCGTCTCTGTCCGTCTGTGAGTGTGTAACGGAATAAGTAATTACGAAATTTACACCGAACCCTAGTTACGAAAAATTGCTGAAAATTTTCGAGCGTAGGAACATTACCGAATTGAAATCCGATTATTAAAATCACGTTACATTTTATCGTTTAAATATCGTGTTAATGTAACGTAATTTTAATATTTACGGACACAACTTCGCCTTTTCTTCCGATCAACTGCGCCATTATTACGTCATTTCCACTAAACTTCGGTACAAATTAGCGTAAATTGCTTACGTTTAAGCTGTTTTACGGTAGATTCTTCTGTACAACTACGGCACACATTGTGAAAATAGCTTTCGTATTATTACTTCGTATGTACTATCGTACATTACTTACGTAAATTAATTACGTAAATCACTACGAAAAGGGTTGACAACGGGATTTTAATAACGTAAAGTAGGATACGATACATAAAATACGGTACATTACTGCGTATGTTACTAACGTACTATGTTACTAACGTACATTACTACGTATGTTACTTCGAAAGATACTTCTAGCGTACACTTGGTACGATCTACTTTATTACGAATACATTACTTGCGTACAATTGGTACGAAGACATTACTTGCGAGTACATTACTTGCGACCCCAGTTGCGAAAAATTGGTCGAAAACTTCGGACATTAGGCATAGCGCCCAGCGAACACACTCCCGCCCCCTCCTCCGCCTATTGCTTCCCATAATATACATTATGTAAACCAAGCCACGCCATCGGAATTAGCATTCAACCGTTGGTATGACTACGTTTGATAGCTTTCGTTTGTGTTTCGTTCTTATGTTCGGTTAGTGACTTGCGACCGTGACGGACGAACATAGGTTCGGTTTCTTGGCTTCGCTTACCATGAACGTGTGACTTGATACGTTATCAACCTTACGTCACACAATCGCTAACACTGTTCGTATACGTTCGCATTACACATACGATACACACATACGATACATACAATCGTTACACACATACGATAGTATAGACTTACGTTACACATACGATACATACAAGCGTTACATACATACGTATCACATACGATACATACAAGCGTTACACACATACGATATATACATACGTATCACATACGATACACAACTACGATATACACATACGTTATCAATCAAACGGATTCGCACACGATACATACATACGTATGCAGCACGTCGTTGAGTAGTACGTTGCATACATACGTTATATACATACGTATAATATAGCTTGTATATACAGTAATATAATCGAACAATATAATACGGCAAATAACGGCACCAGCAATAACCACGCCACATATACCACCGATATATAACCACCGATATATAACCACGCCACAAAGCCACGCCATAATAAGCCGTGCTAAATAACCGCATACATAAATACGCCACCAGAAGCGCACAGACGTACCAAATTGCCACGCTAATTATAAACGGGTGTTATATATCGTTTATATAAAACGTGTCTAATATGACGCTTTAAATGGCGTATAAAGTCATACGGCATTTAATCACGGTAATATATACCACTGTAAATTAATGGATACTATAATACGCCACATAACCAGCGCCAACATATACCGAACAATAACCACGCTATATAATCGCATAAACGCTCCATATTGCCACGCTTTTAAATCATTAATGTTATAGGTCTATCGTTTTATTATCGTGATAATATGCGCCTTTAAATGCGTTTTAAAATTATCGTTATATTTGCCACGATAAAATAAAAAGCGGATCCGGACAACGTTAATTAAAACGCTGCAGGGATCCGCCTATATATTTAAGCATAAAAAAAAAGAACGCTATTAAATAGCGTTCTCAATTTATTATTTTTCGTTTGCTGCGCCAATGTATATCGTCAACATTACAATAGTTACTAAAATCGTAAATATCAAAAGTATAAAACTAGTCATTAAGTTCGCCACCTAACTGCTTTAGTAATTCCATAAACTCCGTTTTATCGTTCTTAAAATACAAGTCTACTAACTTTTTATAGTCGCCATATTCATCGACTTGTAAGTCTTTGACGTCCAACAAAATACTGTCAAGTATACTTATTATGCGGTCAAACTCTCGTATATCTTCATACGCTTCAAGGTCTTCAATGACAGTATGACCGTGTATATAGTCGGCTCCAAAGTCCGACAAGTCGAACATTTCAGCGTCCGGCACATTATCGACAATATAATACGTATTCAGTTCACGGTATGCTGGACCGGTAGCATTTTCAAATACGTTCTTGTAAAACGCTTCACGTTCTTCATGCGATTTAAAAGTAGAGTGAAATTTTTCGTTAAATATTTCGAATTCATTTTCGTTTAATCGTTCGGCGTATTCATCATAATCTACGCCAATATAGTCTAAGAATGAACGTTCAATCAAATCGAATCCAAGAAAGTCATAGCCCTTTCGCTCTTCTATTTCGTTATATAGGTCGGCGTAAGAGTACGCCCATATGTCTATCTCTTTTATTCCTAAGTCGCTGCGACCTTCAAACGTATATAATTCAGTTAAGTTATTCATTACGCTGTTACCTCCTTTAATCCTTCAACGTCAACCATTGCGCCGTACTTGTTAAATTTGTAGCCCATTTCAGCGCTATACTGTTCGATGAAATTGTCGTTATAGGCGTTGTCCTTAATTTCGTTCACAAAGTCCACCACTGCTTCTGTTAAAACTTCGCTCAAAAAGTCGTCAATGTCGCTATCTTTGTCCAACTTTGATAAGTCCGCATTACTCATAGCGCTATATACGTAATTATCAGTGTATACACCCGTCAACGACCAATCGTCCGCCAATTCTTTTATGTTGTTAAATTCTTTCAAAAAGTCTGGTAAATCCTCCTCTTCTTTCTCTTCATAATACCAATAACCACCGTATATATTACCGACGTCAACCGTTGACCTTCCGTATAAATCAATAGAATAGTTTGACAAGTTACCGTTTAATAGGCTTGTAACCTTTTCTAAAGTTTTTACTAAGTCATTTGACCACATAAATTCATCTTCCGTGTAAATATCCCTAACAATGTTTATAGCTTCAATTTTAGCTTCTCCACTAAGTTCGCCAATTTCATACGCTTCAATTACTTCGATAAATTTTTTCATTTTTTAATTACCACCTTTTATTATTTTTATTTTAAATCAATTATTCGTTTTATTTTCGTGTTATTATTCTTCCGTATATCCTTCATAGTCGTGTATGTCTCCGTTGTCCACAAGTTCCCAATATTCTGATGTAATGTCTCCGGCATTATCAAACATTAATTTATCCACTTCGTAATCGCTTAAACTTTCTAAATTACCGTATCCGTTAAAAATAAAATAATCGTCATAAATGTTAAATTCTGATGTCATACGTCTGGCTATTTCAGTAGGCGTTAAACCGTCCATAATTTCGTCGAAGCTATCCATATAATATGGTTCGATATTGTCGAACGTTCCATTATAACTAGTGACTTCTTTCATCATGTCCATTAATTCTTCCGCCGTGAATTCCTTCTCTTTCAATTCTTGTAATGTAATCATTTTAATTCCGCCTTTTCGTTTATTTTTCGTTTAATATTTATATGACTTAGTTGCCGTGTTCCTTATTACACTTCTTATTGTATAGTACTATATTCCTATTGTCAATACTATTTTAAAACTTTTTTAAACTTTTTTATTCAATCCCTATCAATTCATCAAAATCAAGAACCGTGCTACATGCGTCAATTTCTACCGTTTTAATACCGTTGACTTTTTTCGTTACAATTTCATCATGTGGGTAGTACGTAACTTGAATAGGCGTTCCATTTTCATCTTCTGTATAAGCTAGATTAATAAATCCGTTCTTGCGTTGTCTTTCGATTTCTTCATCGCTGTAACTTTCTTCATATTCCAACTCAAAAAACTCAATTAAATCTTCATTATTAAAAACCATTTTATTACCACCTTTTATTATTTTTCGTTTGGCTTTGCTTAACTGTCTATAACTATACAGTACTATATTACTATTGTCAACACAATTTATTAAAAAATATTAAAAAAGTTTTTTCTTCATCTAATACACATATGCGCACACACGTATATAATACATTAAAATATCGTTGTCAACCGTAAATATTATATTATTGTATAGCAGGTATAACAACGCTTTAACAAACTGAACACACAATCGTATATTAAGTAAAGCCGAAACAAATAAATCTGAACAGTGTTTAAAGGAACGCTTTAACGTATAGGCGTTTTACAAAATCGTGGCAATAATAACGAAAAATACAAACGGAACATTTTGAACGCTTTACACGAAGTTCCTTTAAACTTAGTTCCTTTAAACTTAGTTCCTTTAAACTAAGTTCCTTTAACGTATCAGAACAATCGGAGATGTAGCAATATAATTCCGTTGAATTGTCGTAAGAATGTTTTACACGAAGTTCCTTTAACGTAAAGTAGATTTACAGAATCGTGTCAATTTACACGAAGTTTTTTACACGTAGTTCCTTTAACGTAACGGCAATTTTCGGAGATGTAGCAACGAAATCGTAACTCGATCGAAAGAACCTTTGTACGAAGTTCCTTTATACGAAGTTCCTTTAAACGAAGTCCCATTAACGTAAAAAGAATCACGGAGATGTAGCAACGTAATAAATTATCCGTAAAACTAACGACATACTTTAACGTAAAAGGTCGTCACAGAATCGTCAGTACAGTAGGTCGCCAGACACGTATTAAATACACGAAGTTACTTTAAACGAAGTTCCTTTAACGTAAGAACAATCGAAGGAGATATTAACGTATCAAAGATCTCGGAGATGTAGTATTACGATAATATTACGAAATTACTACGGTAATGTTACGAATAACTATCGAACCAAATCATACTAATTATCTCCTCCGTAACACATCGTCAGAAGAACACAGACGCCACACACGAAGAGAAAACGAAGTTTAGGTACGATAACCCTCCGGATAAAAACAGACGCTTAAAACGGCTTATATGAACACGACAGAAAAACGACAACTTTCTCCGAAAAGTAATCGGAAGACAAACGCCCTCCCCCTTCCGTATAAAAACAACAGAACTATATAGAATAAGAATACTTTCGATAGACCCCCTTCCGCAGAAAAACCCGTAGTATCTTTAACGTAAGAAATTCATACGACACTCCCCCCGGAAGAATGGCGCAGAAAAACGTAGTTAATCAATCGTAAGAAATACAACGAAGTCTCCCCCTGTCTATGTACAGAAAAATACGGAGAAGTATTAACGTAAGAACTTCATGCGTATATCCCCGTCTTTATGGACGAAAGAAAAACGTAGGAAGTTTATCGTAAGTAAATCACGAAGCACCTCCCCCGTCTGTATGACGAAAAAACGTAGGATAATTACTGTAAGAAAAACTACGGACACCCTCCCCCGTGATTATAGGCGAAAAAAAAATCCGTAGTTTGTTTAACGTAAGAAATGATCCGAACACTCCCCCCCGAAATTAGGACGAAAAAATGACGGTAAATGTCGTAATTAAATACGTTCATCTACCGCCCCCTCTATCAAACACCTTTCGCATATCCTTTTTGCGAATCTTTAACACGCCATTTACGGACGTTTAACGCCTCTTCTTTTTCGATACGTAACGTACGTGTTGGTGGAGAGACATCTATTCCGTTGCTATCAACGTTAGAAGCGAACTCTAATGACGCTTCTCTCGTGGCTCTTTCGATAAGTTTTCTGTCGGTTAAATACGAGTATTCTCTGGATATAACTTCGGTATCTTTCCTGCGCTTGTTGTTTTCGTAAAGGATATAAGAAGTTAATATCGCTAATGCTCTCGGTTGTATATCGTAATACTCTACTTCGTCATAGTACCATCGTATTAGTTGGTCGACATCATTGATCCGATTGTCTACCGGAACTTCTTCTCCGTCAATACGTCTTCTTTCGTACAATTGTTCCGATATTTCGATAATGTTATCGTAGGTTAATTTCGGAACAATTACTCCGTTTAATTCTCGTGTCATATGCCCCTCCTAAAATTCTCGAATCTCTATGTCCGTATATGTGTAATTCGTTCCCTCTAATTCGTTTGTTATTTTCGCTAATGATCTTCTTATATTTCTTCCAAAAGTTACACGTTTCATATTTGTTCTCAAACATAATTCTTCCGTTTTATTTCCTCTAGTCTCTTCGTTAAGATAATATAGATAAAACGCTTCTCTTTCGTTTTCATTCAATTCAACGTCTTCTAATGCGTCATGAATATCGACCCAAATCTCGACGTGTGCTACGTGTGCCTTTTCTACGTATGTTCTAAATTCGTAGTATTGCTCGAAGAAGTTTCGGACAACTTCTGGCGAATACTCTCTGATATAATCTCCCAAAATAAACCTCCGTTCTTATTCGTTATTATTTCGTTGACAATAGTTATTATTTATCGTATAATAAAATCAAAAAGGAGTGTTACGAATGTCTAAATACGAATCAAGTTGGCGAGAAAATCTTCCAGAAGGATTCGAAATTGTATACCGCTCTCATGCCCCCACGATTTCCTTCGACGCTAACCATAAGAACAAGCGTTTCTACTTTAGCGTATCAGCCATAGAAACGTTAGGTTTGAGGAAGAATTCGTACATTGGCATGGCGTATAATAAGCTAGATGATACGATTATCATTACCACTAGAGGCGGATCAGTTTATCTCGATAAAAGCAGCTATGTGACGAGTAAAGACTTCGCCAAGAAAGCTGGATATGAAGACGGTATGCACTATTACGAATATATTCCGGAAGAATCCACCGAAATGTACAAGTTCTTTCGTAAAACAACCAAAGAGAAAGCTACGGGACATTAATTCTCCGTAGCAAACTCGATATACTTCATCGCCTTGCGTAAGTCTTCCGTTATATTTTCGTGTTTATGTGGCGCACGAGACAGGTACTTAATTGCGTTACCAATACAGTACGCTTGGAACGGATCATCGTAACCGGAAACAATCTCACGGATTAATTCTATCGTCTCAATGTTTCCGTAGTTGTAATGCGTAGGGTGGTGTACGACATCTTCTTCTTCTTCTTCTGGCATTTCAAAAAGAATATCCGTAGGCAAACTAACCGTAGGAAGTTCTTTCTCAATCTTTACATCGTCACTAGTGAACGAGAGACTGTTTGCGGTAATACCTGTCGAGTATTCTTTTAATGTCTTTGCTTTCGGCTCCATTTCACGTTTGATTACTTCGTAATTAACGTCTAAAATCTCGGCTAATCGTTCTTTACTTGCGTGGTAGTAATCTCGTTCCTTGTCTTCGATGATTTCTAACGTAAAGTAACGTTCGTTATGTTCCGAGTATAACGTCTCTCCGTTATATTGAGCGAATAAGTCTTCGTCAAAGTACCAAACCAAGCACGGACGAGCCATAGTCGGTTTGTTTGGAACGGTTGTATACGTCTTGTTTCCGTATTGAAATTCTTTCGTAATGATTTCTTTCGCTTCTTCGAATGTAAATAATCGTACCATAATTATTCGTCTCCTTCGTAGTTAGATTTTATTTTACTTGCGTCTATATATCCTTGCTTATAACCACGTTCATAATCATCGAGTTCTTCGTCATAGTCGTTATCAACAGTCGACGATTTAATACGTTCTAACTCTTCGTAAATCTCGTCCAGTTCGTAGAATCCTTTACCGTCAGACAAGTCCAACGCTACTCCATATACGTATTGATTGACTCCGAACTCTCTTCTGTCGCCAGATTGTTCCGAAGTGTTGGCACGTCTAATGTCCGTATTGTGTGGGAATACTTCTTGATATACAATGTCTCTTGCCCAATTAGTGATAACGTCATATGCGTCATCTTGATCGTAAATTCCTGCGTCTACACCATGATTAATATCACTAACCATTTTTGCGAAGTCCTTCATACCTTTGATTTGTCCGAGTTCAACAAGCGTTCCTTTACCGTTCTCGTTACAGTCGATAACAATAATGTCGCTAGTCTTAATACCGTGTGTATCGTTATGCACAATTCTCTCGGCTAGTCCTTCGTTGTCTACGTTCGCTTTGTCGTTAATACTTTCGTCCTCTTGTGGTGCGTACACCTTTAACCCAATATCACGTATTTCTTTCGCTTCTTTCTCTCGTTGTAGTTGTGCGCCAAAAGATAGCATATCTCCTGCTAAATAAACTTGTTTATTCATCTAATAATCCTCCGTTAAATGTTCTACTGATACGTCGTAACCTAATGCTTCTAGTGCGTCTACAACGTAGTCCTCATTGTAATCCCAATTATATCTTTCCGTCATAATATCTTCTTCATTTATCGAGATAGTTACATCGTACCATTCTTCGTAACAACAGCCGTCCGAACATTTATACTCAGTTCTTAGAATAGTTACAATCGCTGTACCTTTCATACGTTAGTCCTCCTTAATGTATCGTTCTTTAAGTTCGCCATAAATTCGTAAGATACAAAAGATTAAAAATACGGTAATGAAATTGTCGATTAGAAACCACGAAGAAACTAACTCGCCGTTAATTGACGAGACTTTCATCGCAAGTAATAATACGACAATTAGCGTCATTTCAGCGTAAGTAAATGCCGTCTTAACCATTATCGACACCAAACTTCGAAAGGATTCCGTCAATTGCTTCCGGATTATATCCTCCGACCTTTTCGATGATTACTCCGTTATCGTCTAACGCAATCAATACCGGAACTTGCATAACTCCGTACATTCCTGCGACTTCCATTCCTTCTGATTCTTCTACGGATAGTATTTCGTGATTAATTCCGTCTAATTTTCCTTGTAAGAATCTTTCGACCATTGAACACGGCATACAGTTACTTTTCTTTAATACGATTAATTTCATTTTATTCAATCTCCTTCGTTTATTTTTCGTTTATTACTTCAAGACTTCTACGGTAGCACTTGTTCGACCTAACGATCGTGCCGTAGATTTATCTCCGACAAGTATGTCGATTTTATTTCCTTTGATTGCTCCGCCCGTATCTCCGGCAATTGCTTCGAATTGTTCTCCGTTACCTGTCGTCACTCTTACGGTACTTCCTAACGGAATTACGTTCGGATCAACTGCGATAACTCTTTTACCGTTCACATACGTAGAACCTCTTACGTCTTGTCCTGTCGCTGTAAATCCACTACAACCGTTACAAGAAGCCGTATAGTATGTGGCGTTAGTCTTAACGACTTTTTTCGGATTCTGTTTCGATATTCCTTTATCCGATACTAAATTCGTTTGTTTCGGTTCAGTAGTTCGTTCTCTAGGTGTTTCATTCGATGGACTTCTCTCGGTAGTGCGAGTATCATTCCGATGATTGTCGTTATGATTAGCGCTATGATTGCTACGGTCAACTACTTCGACCTCCTTTACAGTTATTTCTTCTGTCGTTGGTTGTTCCGTCGTTATTTCGTTCGTTGATACTTCTTGCGTTGCTACTTCTTGCGTAGAAACTTCGGTAGTCTTAGGTTCCACAGTAGGTTCTTCAATCGTTTGTTTTTCAACGGAAACCACTTCATTCGATTTTTCTTCCGCTCTTTGTTCAGATACAACGGTTTCGGACGAACGTTCTTCCGTGGGTTCTTCGGTTGTTGGTTCTTCGGTTGTTGGTTCTTCGGTTGTTGGTTCTTCTGTAGAAATGGCGCTCTGAACTCGCTCATTCTCATCAGTCCTTTCTTTCGGTTGCTCTTTCGCTCCACATGAAGCTAATAGTGTCGTTGTTACGAGTACTGTAATCAGTTTATGTTTTTCGATGGTTATTCCTCCGTTTATTTTTCGTTTTTAATCCCAACGTAATTCGTCGGCTTTCTTCGAAATCTCTCCTCGATAAGATTCCGTCAACTTAACCACGCCACAATATTCTTCCGGTTCAAAATGCGTTAAGTAAGGAACAAAACCGGACTTACTCGGATTCTTTAAGTCGTTTTGTCCGTCATGTCCGATCACAATAATTCGGCAGGAATCGTGACACCTCGTCAGAATCTTCTTTAATTCTCCTCGTGTAAAGTTTTGTGCTTCGTCAATAATGACGGTCTGGTCTTTGATATTCGTACCACGCATGAACGTATGAGACTTCGCCGTAACCCATTGCTTGTCTTTCGGCATTGATTCGCTCTTAATCGCATTGTCGGGCAATTCTCCGAGTTCCAACAAAGCGTCAATCAATGGTGCTTTGTACTCCGACTCTTTTTCTTCTTGCGTTCCCGGACGATGTCCTAACGATCCTTCTTGTATCGGAGCAAAGATATACGTCAATCCTGTTCCTTCTTTTTCGTGCAAATACTTCGCAATGGCTACCGCAACTGTCGTCTTACCTGTTCCTGCTGGTGCGTTACAAAACGTAATTGTATTCGACATAATACTATCGACATATCGTTCTTGACCTACGTTCATCTTTTCTCTTAATCCGTATAGTTGTACGTTTCCATGTATCGTCTCAATCATAAAATACGTCGCTCCATTCTTCGAGTTCTATTTCCGGTACTTCGGAAATGTGTAATAGTTTATCTCGCACGAAACACGCTTTCATTCCTCCGAACTTCGTATAACTAATTATCGGGTGTGTCTCGTAAATAAATTCGTGTAACAAGTCTTCGAAATCATCTCGGTACATTTCTTCGTACATGACGTGCATATCGAAAGAAAACTTAACGAGAATTACTGGCTTGTTTAAATCGCTCATGTACGGTCTCCTTTCGCCGACAATACTCCGTAGGGCATTTAGCCCTCGAAGTAAAAATCATCGTCTGTAATGGCTTCTACTGTCGCTTTCTTGTACTTGTCGGACTTCTGCGAGAAGAAGTCAATCGCCAAGTTATGCGTGTCTAGTCCGTTTAATACAATCTTGTTTACTTTATCGTGTTCATATCGTGGATCATATCCGAGATTAGCTAATGCTTTATTTGCGTTGTATTTTACAAAGTCAATTACTTCGTGTGTCAGTCCGATTGAATCGTATATCTCACGAGTATATGCGATTTCGTTCTCGAGTAGTTCATCGAACAACTCTACGACTTCTTCGTCAACGTGTCGTATTTCTTCTTCGGTAAAGTTATCTCGTTTGAGTTCTTGCGAAAGAAGTCCTACATATACTCCGTGAATTGATTCGTCCAATTCATTCGTTGTTGTTCGCTACACAACAACCGTTCTCTTATGAACTGCTCGATATTTCTACCGAGTTTAGACTATATCATCGTCCATGAAGGACGCTTATTGTTTCGCCTGTGCTTACAGGCTACGTCTCTCGACTAGTCGTTGAACGTTCCTCCGTAGAGGCTTCGCTTCGGATTGCCTACGACATTACTCGTTTAGGTGTTCCCGAAATTAAATAAGTTTTCGATGGTTGTCGCCAACCAAAGCCGCAACTATAGTTTACGGATAATCAGACTGATAATCTCGGCACTACTACGTAACTTACCTTGTCCGCCAAGATACAACGGATAAAAGAATCCACTGTAAAATAAGAATGATTCTAATGCGACGGAAGCTACCATCGCCATATACTGTTCATGCTTACGTCCTCTAGCTTCGTTATAATAGTTCGCAATAATATCGGCTTTCTTCTGCAATCTTTCGTTCTCATGAATCCATTCGAACGTATGATTGATTTCGTCTTGTGTTGCTAACGTAAGAAATATGTTCGAGTAACTTCGAGCATGGACTGCGTTCTCCATTGCCGCCATGAACGTAAGAACTGATTTACGTTGGTGGCTTTCGACAGTTGAAGCAATTTCCGGCATACCTAAATCGCCTTGAATTGTGTCGAGTAAAGTCAATCCACCTAACACTCGCATATAAGCCGTCTGTTCTTCTTTCGACAACTCTTTCCACGTTAATACGTCATTAGATAACGCAACTTCTTCCGGTAACCAAAATTGCTTTAAATTCTGGAGTAAAAACATTTCGGTAAAATGATCGTCTTTAACCGACCAATTACCTGCTGTATAATTCTTTTTTGTCATTCGTAAATTCCTCCTTGTTTTATACGGCACAACTTAGACATTCTTCTGCCGATACATCTTTTTGTCGTACGTAGTATAGCGTCTTAATTCCTTTGTAATGTGCGTATAATTGAATACGTGTTAATTCTCTCGTTGTAATATCGTCTTTAACGAATACTGTGAACGATATACCTTGGTCTACATGACGTTGGATTGTTGCGATTAAATCAATGATTTTATACATCGACATATCATACGCCTCTTTATACAGGAACCAAGTCTTCGGACTTAGATTCGGCATAGGGTAATACGTCTTACTGTCTCCGTATGTTCGATTCTCAATACGCTCCATAATCGGCATAACAGAAGCCGTAGATGATTGTACGTATGAGATACTTCCAGTAGGAGCAATCGCCAGTCTATAACTGTGATATAAACCGTGTTCTTTGATATGGTCTTCCAAGTCTCTCCAATCAGATTCATTCGGAATCAACAAGTCGCCGAACAACTCCTTCACTTTATCGGTCTTTGGTCTCGGAACTCCTTCTGATAAATATTTATCGAAGTATTCTCCACTCGCATAAGTCGATCCTTCAAATCCGTAATATGTCGAACCAGTTTCTTTTGCCATTCTATTCGATTCATCTAACGTGTAGTAATTCACTAGTCCGAAGAATACATTCGCAAAGTCTTTCGCTTCTTCTGATTCGTAAGGAATTCCTACCGAAGCTAAATAACCGTGCAAGTTCATCGCACCAAGTCCGATACTTCTCATTTCGTTATTCGCACGTCTTACTCCCGGAGCGTTTGCAATGTCCGTATCATGTACAACTTTAGTCAACGCTTTTACTGATAACGAAACAGTTTCTACGAAGTTCTCTACGTCAGACATTACGTTCGCAATGTTTAACGATCCAAGGTTACACGAAATGTCTAATCCGATTTCGTCGTCGTTTTCTCCGTAGTCTCCAAACTCGGATAGTTGTGACGCTTGAAGGATTTCGCTACATAGGTTCGAGAACTTAACTTGCGACACATTGTTGTTCGCATGAACACGGTTTACATTGTCCGAGAACATGATATACGGATAACCGGATTCTATTTGCGTAATTGCAATACGCTCTAGTAATCGTCTAGGGTCGATTTTCTCTTTACGTAAATCCGGTATATTAATTAAACGGTCATATTCTTTCGATAAATCAATTTCGTCTAAATGTTCTCCTGTAACATCGTAGAAGTTCTTCGGATAGAATAAGTACATCGGAGCGTTCTCTCGTGCCAATTCAATCATAATATCCGGAATCACAACTCCTAAATTTAATGTCGGACATCTTACGTCGTCGTCTGCCGAGATTCTTTTCGTTGCTAAGAAGTCGAATATATCGGCATGGAATACGTTAAGGTATACGGAACAACTTCCTGTTCTTTGCTATTACATTCTGTACGAGTCGTTAATTCGTACACGTCTTTCGACTGCTTTATGTCGCCATAAAGTATAGACTATATCATCGTCTAAATCGTTACTTTAGACGCACCCTTTTTCCGGACACTTGCCCGTACTCTACTAAGTTATATTGCGAAATATCCTCTCGACGTTACGCTCACTGTTCGATAGTCGTTGCACGTTCGTTTATTTTCTGAATAAGTGTTTCCACCTAGACTTATTTTTGAGTTTACTAACGATAGAAGGTGTTGCGTACGGAAGTTTTTCAACAACCTCGTTTACCGATAATCCTTCATCTAAAAGTTTTATAATATGGATAGCTTGGTTCTCTGTAATCTTAGAAGACGTAGAATCTTCTCCCACTTTTACTAGACCATAAAGGACTGCGTGGTTAGCGTTCTCTTTAGGAGTATTCCATTCTAAATTAGAAATGTAATTGTTAGATTTATTACCGTCAATATGGTTTACGTGTTCTTTGTTTTTAGGATTCGGTATAAACGTTTCCGCTAATACTTTATGAACTCTTCTATACTTAATTTGTCCACCATTCTGTACAGAAAAACACTCATAACCGTCCTTTATACACGTCCTGTATAACTTGTTAGTTCTCATATTGACAACTCTTCCGTGGTTTGTTATACCAACGTTTTCTAATCCAGAAATAGGAAGTAATATCTCTAACTTATTAGGTTTGAACGCTTTATTTTTTGACAAGCCTAAAGAAAGTGCGTGTCTTTGAACAGTACCTCTTGAAACGCCTAACTCTTTAGCCATATCAACAACAGTCATACTGTCGTAGTTTTCGACTATAAAGTCGTCTATATCTAATAAATTACGTTTAGTAAGTCCTAATTTTTGAGAAATGTATTGTAACTTTCCAACGCTAACTCCTAAATGTTTTTGCATATCCTTTAAACTCATATCGTTAAAATTTTCTTTAATAAACTCTTCAATAAACGCTTCGCTCATGATTGTCTCTCCTTATAGATTTCCCATGAATTAAGGGTGTTTGCTTACGAAAATCACTTTCCGTAGGGGCTACTAATTAACCCATCTGATTTATGTGACGGAATGATTGGTCGAGATTTTTCATTATCGGAACAACGCCACTAGTAACTTGCTCGATACCTTTTAAAGTTTCTCCTTTCGCTCTTGTCTTAGAAAGATTTACAGAAACTCCGCCGCCAATCTTCGACAATTGTCTAGCCGTACTATTCATCATGTTAATGTCGTTTAAACTGTCGCCACATTCTAATAGGAAACAACTTACGTACTCGCCTCTACGATCCTTACCTACGTTAGTAAAAGTAGGTGTCGCCGGTTGATACTTCTGTTCCATCATTAGTCTTACGAAACTTACGGCTCTGTCTACGTCTCCATCTCCGAAGAACAAAGCTACAATACTCACTCGATCTTCGTACCGTTCTAAATATCGTTCTTTTTTCGTGTCACGTAATGCGTAGTTATTATAGAACTTGAACGCTGCCATGTATGAATCAAATCGGAACTTATATCCGTAGGCAATCTTAAATACCGTCTTTATCTCTCCAGTCTCATACTGCGCAATTAATTCCGAATCCCAATAACCGTTCTCAACAAGGAACTCGATCTTTTCTTCTAGCGAATGAAACCATCGCATATTTACGTTCACATGGTCGATAAAGTAGCGTTTGACTGCCTCCTTATCTTTCTCCGAATTAAACTGTAATTCTCCGTTATCGTCACGTTCCATAACTTCGTTGTTTAATTCGATATAACTCTTACTCATCTAATCGCTCCCTTTCTTTTTAATACATCGCTTAAATGGATTTCGTATACGTCTATCGTCGTCATACTTAATCCTCCTTTAAGTTTTGTGCGAATAATTCGACAGCACTACTAATATACCAATACGGATAATCCGACTTTTTTAAATTCTCTTTTAATTTTTCTAATTTCTCATCTTCGGTACAACTATTATTTACAGGTTCTTCTAATTCAGTTCCTTCTGGAACTAAGCGTCCTCCTTTAGATGAATCGAATAACGTTCCTAAAATATCTCCTTTTGAATCTAATACATGAACTTTCAGAAGTTTATATCCAGTGCATTGTTCACGAATCAATTTCTCCAAAGCAACTCCGTCGTGCATTTTCGTACGAACTTCTCCATTAGGTGTTTCGTAAATCTTTAATACGTTTTCTAGTTTAGTTTTATCTGTAATCGTTTCGTACGTATCAACCCTAAACTTTGTCGATTTTAAGTCGTAATCTCCTTCGATAGTAGCTTTGTTTTCTTCGTATTTTACGGTTACTTCTCCGTCCGTACTTCCAATTGTGATTCGGTCAGCCCCACCTCTATATTCTTCCGCATTAGTAAGTAACTCTTCTAAAGTAATTGTTTGAAACGTATATAACTCCATTTTAATTCCTCCTTCAATATCCGTGTATAAACTCGGTAATATAAGCAACATCTTCTTCCGTTCCTCTTAATTCGACTTTACGAACCAAAGGTACGTTATACATTTCCGAAATTATATCTCCTGCTTTACCGAAAAACTCCGAACCCCAATTTCGATTACCGAAAGAAACAACTCCGATCATGTTCGCATGATTATCTTCCAACCATTCCGACACAATGTCCGGTACTTGACCGAACTTGTATGTCGGAGTTAATAATACGTAAGGTTGGTTCGTTTTATTTACGTCTTTAATGTCGAATGGTTCATCGGTCAACTTACGTGCGAATGATTCCGTGTTACCACTTAGCGTGTAGTATATTACGTTAATGTTCTTCATCTAAAATCTCCCTCGAAATCTTTATTGAACGAGCCATCACGTTGGATAAAAGATTGTATATAAATGCTGTAATCCAAATAATAGCGAACCATTTTAATACGCCTACTTCTTCCGTGGAAGGTATTACGGCTGTAACTACGTTTAACAAGAACGCTCCTGCGAAAGTCGTGGCTAACAACGCTATTATCACTACAAAGAATGTAACGATACTATTTATAAGTATCTTTATTTCTTTAACGCTTTTGTTCATAGTAATTCTCCGTTGCCATAATTTGCGCAATCTTTAGCGTATAATTCACGTACTGAATCGCCATTACTGCTACTGTAAATATCTTTAAGTCGTGCCAGTAACTCGTCGGAGTAAATAGCGTCACGACTGCTGTACCAACCACACTGAACATTACGGTAACTACTACGATAACTACTAGCGCTAATAAAGTGCTTACCGCAATCTTAACGTCTTTATCTCTATCGTTATTCATCTTCATCGCTCCTCTTCTTCGTAAGTATGGTTCCGTCAACTAATTCCGAGTAAGCTAACGTAAGTAATATTGCGTCTCCAACATCGTCAAGGTATCGTCCTTTTTTCGTATGAAGTCCGTCCAGTTGTCCGAATAAGTACACTACGGATTTCTCTACGATTTCTTTTCCGTTTCCTTTTTCATCGACAACTTGTCTTGCATACTTCTTAACGGTAGCATTGTGTATGTCATGTATCGGCAACCACTTTGCGAAGAAGTTTTCGAAAGCACCATGCGTCTTTAGTACAGGAGTAGCTGTCGAGGCTCTACCGACTACTGCTCCTTCTTTGACGATTTTATCTACTCGGTATTGAACGCATAAGATTGATACGTTAGATAACGTCCATTGAATACGCTCTATATCCGACCATTTAGAATCCGTTTGTATTAATCCGTAGTCTATTAATTTGTACGATTTGTCTTCCGGATCAATGTCGAATACTGCATATCCGGTCTTTGCGAACGACAAGTCTAGTCCGAGTACTCTCATTCGGATTTCTCCTTTCGCTTTTTAATGTCGACCAATGCGTTCTCCATTGACCGTTTCAACCACGCCATCTCTTTCGATGGTTTAGTCAACGATATTCGTAGTTCCATCTTCTCGATTTCATCTTGCGTAAGTGTCTTCGTAATAGCTTCCTTGTAATCGTTAAATTGCCACGAAGACAAGTCTAATTCCGGTGGATTATTTTCGTTTATTCTTCGTGTAATGTCGGCGAACTTATCGAAAATAACGTTCTTCATGTTTTGCGTTACTTCGACATCAAACGCTCTCACGTCCGGAGATTTCTCTAACGTTTCATCATCGGCAAACCATTTCGCTTTAGCCGTATTAACGTAAACAATGATCGCTTGATTAATGTCGTACATTTCCGAGTAACACGTAACCTGTTGGACGTGTCCGTCTTTCGGATCTTTCATCTGTGTGTAATTCGTCTTTGACGGAGTTTCTTGTTTCGATTTAATCTCCAATATGACTAATTCGCCTGTATGTGTATCGACTAATATTCCGTCAGTTGTTCCGTTGAGTTGGAACTGTTGTCCGTTATGTTCTACAGGACGAGAGATATAAGCGAAGTCTTCCATTACAGGATAACCGTCTTCTGTCTTTGCGAAAATAAATCTCGGTTTCTCTCCCGTAAACTTTTCGTAATGCTTCTCCATCAACATGATTTCGTACTGTAGCCAGTCGCCAATCTTCGTACCTTGTGCAGTAATTCTACGTTGGTGTGGCTTCCACTCTTTCTTGTCTCGTTTGTATAAAGGATAACCTCTATCGTTACGTAATCCTTTCGTATACAACTCTCTCGGACATTTTGACGCCGATGATGGAGAGAAGTAAGTCTTCGACCAATCTACGTTCTTACCTTTCTTTAAATACTTCGCTGTACCTTCTGCAAGATGAATGTTTAGATCGTCGTCGTATGGCTCTTGGTACGTATGGAACTTGTTCAGTTGGTCTAAAAACGCTTGTGCTAATGACATTTACTCGTCCCCCTTTACCGGAATCATATCCCACTCATATGGTTCGTTGTTTTCGTCGAAAGTTACTCCGAGTTCTTTTGCTTCTTCGATTGTGAAGTGTGTTTTAACAGATATATTCGAATGATAGTTATTTAACGATACTGTACCATCGTACTTATAAAAGTTTAAGAATCTATCTCCAAGAACGTTCCCCATGTACTTATGCCTAAACAAATACTTTTGAGGCTCCTCACGCTCTTCCACAGGTGTTTGGACGTACTCGTAAATAGTTTCCAGTAATTCACTTAATTCATTATCCGGAACAAATTCAAAAGATCCGAAATCTGTACTTATAATGTGTTGTTTTACTAATCCTACCTCGGCAAATATGGACTCAAACTCGTCGCTGTAGACGTAAATCTCAATGTATTCTCCCCCCAATACCGTAAATACATCGCTAACACAATTAAACGATTTAACTTTTTCGATAAAATCTTTCGTATACATCTACTCGTCTCCCTTCGTATAACCTTTATCCGTATCATGTGTTCCGTCCTGTCTTCCGTGATTAACTTCCATCTTACGTTTATACGCTTCTACTAACTCTTCTTCGGAAAATAGTAGTTTACCGACAGTAAATGCTAGAACAAAATGGATTAAGAAATCTTCTTCTGTCACTAATATTTCGAAAGTACCTACATCATTAAAGTCTGTAATCAATTCTTCGGTATACCCATCGAAGTTATTAAGTCCGAAAACTGTCGCCGACAGATCGAAGTCACTTACTCCTCGAATCAACATACCGCTCAACGAGAACGCTACAACATCGGCTAGTTCTTCGAGTTGTGTCTCACGAGACTTTCCTTTCGATTGTTTCCAGTTCTTGAATAACTCTAACGTATTAATAAATTCGAACCATTCTACGATCAATGCAATACGTGTGTCATGCTCGTTCTTTGTCGGGATTCTTGCGTCAAATTCTTTCTGAATGTCTAGTAATTCTTTAATCGTTTTTGTTTCCATCTTTTAATCTCCATTCGTTTTATTTTCGTGTGAACCAATCTTCTTCGCTATACTTTTCAGACCAACGATACATAAACTCTAAGTCCGTACCATTAGGAACTGTTTCTCCCCAAGGATAACCGTCGACCATTACACTACGAATGACATCGACTTCTTCTTTCGTAATGTCTTCTGGTACTTCGACAATCAATTCGTCATGTACCGTACACCATAGTCGCCAACCTTCTCGCTTCTTACACTCTTCGTACATTTTAATTAACGTAACTTTCGTTTGGATAGCTGAACTTCCTTGCACGACTGCGTTCGGTGCTTGTCGTAATGAACGATTGACCTCCGAATTGTGTAATCGTTGTTTCTTAAACTCATCGTCGTAATACTTCCCGTATGGAATGTGATACGTTCTTTCCTTCGCTTTAGGAAGTCGTCTTTTACGTTGCTTGTTATCGAGCCAAACAAATCCGTGTTTAATGGCAAAGTTCTTCGTATCGTCAATCCAGCCCTTTAACTTCGGCATACTTTCGAACAAGTCTTCTTGGAAGTCCTTCGCTTTATTTTTATCGACACCTAACATTTCTGCTAATGACGGAACACTCATTCCGTACAATGTCGCCAACCATACGACTTTCATTTCCTTACGCTCTTTTGTATCCGAACCATCTTCGTTCTTGTATACTTCTTCGTATGGTCTATTGTAGAAGTTACTCGCCATTGTTGCGTACGGATCTTGTCCGACTTCAAAGGCGTGTATTAGCGATGGTTCTTCCGATAGATAGGCGACACACCTAATCTCCTGCGCTTTAAAGTCAGCGCCTACTAATATCTTGCCTTCTGGTGCGACAAACAACGCTCTTGCTCCGTCTGGCTGATTTTGCAAGTTGATCCCGCCACCACCAGAACTAAATCGTCCAGTAGCCGCACCATTCTGATTGAAGTTAGCGTGTAACTTTCCATCATACTCTGTGATCTTCTTCGGTAATGTCGTAATATAAGTCGAATATAACTTAACGAGTTCCTTGTACCGAAGTAACTTTCTTACGATTTCAAACTCTTTCGATAATGGCTTTAATGTTTTCTTTGCGTCTGTATTCGGAAGATTCTTTCCAGTATACTTCGATAGAACTTTCTTTAACTGCGTTGAACTATTTACGTTAAACTCTTTGTCCGGTTCTATCGTTTTAAATAACGGAACAAATACTTCGTTTAATTCCGAGTGAAGTTGTTCGATTTCTTCGTTCAACTCTTTTCCGTATTGCTCGGCATACTTCTCGTCAATGACGAATCCAGTCTTCTCCATTTCTACGATAACTTTTATTAACGGCATTTCTACTTCCGTTATATACTCTAATACCGAAGGCATTTTCGATAAATGCTTCATCTGGAAGTCGTATAACTTGTACGTCAAGTCTCCGTCCTTTGCAGCGTATGATAACGCCGTAGTTAAGTCCGACACTTCTTCGAAACCAACTTGTCCGAATAGATCTCCGTACTTGTACGATTTAATTTTAAGATACTTTGTCGCCAGTACTTTCAATGCGTACGAATCTTCATTCTCGTTCAACAGTCTCATGGCTTCCATCGTATCCCACAATCGACCTTTTACTTCGACATTATTTCTATCGAGCATATGCAAGTCGAACTTTGCGTTATGTGCGATATATAACGTGTCTTCTAATTCGAATGTAGGGCGAAGTTTATCGGTAACTAAATCGTGTTCTAGTTGAGATTCTTCCGTCTTATGCCTTGTCGGTATATAGTAATGTTTGTCCGAATCAATGGTCGACATTACATAACCTACGATTCTGTCGTGCCACACGTCCGTACCTTCTGTCTCGACGTCGAATACAATGATGGACGATTCCAATAACGTATTTACTGCCGATTGTAAGTGGTCTTCCGTAGTGACTAGTTCGTAATTGTCCGGTGTTTCCTCAACCATCTTTTCGAGCAATCTCTTTCGCTCTACTTCCTGTACTTGCGTGTACAAACGCATTACTTCGGCTTTCGTAAGTTTCTTCCCCTTCTCTACGGAAGATTGTTCTCGCCCTATAAGACCATCATTCATTGCGTCCTGTACGGCTTTAATCTTTCGTAAGTCTGGTTCGGTATTCTTCATCTCGTAAATACGATTGAAAGCGTCGGAAATACTCTCTCCAACGCCCTCTTTCTTACGGTTCTCTATTGCCGAAGTAAGGGCGGATTTGTTGTCGTTCGTATTTAGTCTAACGTTCAATTTTATCCGTCCTCCTTTCGTTTTTATTTATAACAACATCAAGCTTTCCATAGACTTTACCTTGCGTTGTAGTTTCTTCTCTAATTCGTCTAATTTCTCTAGTTTATGAGTTAGAAGTTCGGTATTATCATCTAACCCCTTCTCTAACACGTCATAAGCGTTTCGTAAATCTTCAACCTCGTCGTCTAACTCTTCGAAGTTATCTTCCAAGTTTGACAATCTACCGTTCATACTCCCTAATACTATAGTCATGGCTTGTAGAATATCTTTTAATGATTCTTCCGAAATATCGTCGTGTTCTACCTCTTCTTCCGAATAACTGTTCGATAAATTAACTTTAACTTCCGAAGTCTCTAACGATTCTCCGATTACTATTAATGTCTTATTTATATCCACTAGTCTATCTACAATTTCTTCGAAGTATTTTATCGAATCATCACTGCCGACTCTAAGATTAACCAATTCTCCATAAATATTAGAAAGCCTATTTCCTTGTAGTCGACTGTTAAGTCTCGCTTCTTCGTTCCCTAAACCAAGTCGTTCGTTAATTTCGTCCAATTTTTTACCGTTAAACATTAAACCACATCTCCATATTCATTAGTACCGAAAGACAACTTCGACCATTTACGTTCTGCCGTTTCGTAGTCTTTCGACCAGTATTCTTTTTGTCCGGTATTTTCCACTAAGTAACCCGTCGTATTATCTAAATCTACTGCAAGAATATAGTCGACCTCATCTACTGTATAAGGTCTTCCGTTAGACTTAACGGCTTTTACCACCAATGCGTTCTCTCTATCCGTCCTAACCTGTAACGTCTTGACTTGAACACGGAATGACACTCTCGTACCATTCTCGTGCGCAATCAAGTCGTATGATTCGTCGGAGATAGGCGTATGAACGCTAAAGCCTTTCGACGTGAGTAACTCTTGTGCGATCAACTCGGACGTCGTTCCTTTACTCGTCTGATAACTCGCCATATAATCTCCTCCTGTAATTAAAACGGTAATTCATCTTCCGCCAAGTCTTTGTTGTCGTCTTCTTTCGGAGGTTCAATTCCGAAGTCTTCCAGTTTGTAACCCATCGCAACTAAATCCTTCTTCATTTCTTCGGTAGATTTCTCGAAGTATAATCCTTCGAACTTAGTTGTCGGGAACTCGTCCGGAGCATTTTCAAACGCTTCTTTCTGTTTGTCCGTTTCATCTCCCGGAAATACTACGTCTAAAGATACTTTCGTGTTTGTGCCTTTTCCTGTTTTAGATAACTTGAAGATACGTTGACCTAGTTTCTCTCCGTGCTTACTGATTTCTTCGTAAACTTCTTTCGCTTGGTTAGCCGTTAAATCAATGATGATGAAGTCTTCTGCGTCTAAATCGTAGAAACCAAATGCGTATCTAGTTTTCGCTGAAACTGCGTAACCTTTCTGTGCGAACTCGTCTCGGTTTTCTTTCGACTTATCGTACATAGCTTGCGAAACAATATCCCACGGTGTTGGATTATCGTAAACAAAGTTTCCGTCGCTATCCTTGTGAACAGAAGATGGCTCCTTCGCCGTAAATGTCGTGATACGTGGATTGTTAAAGTGTGAGTAAGTACGTGCCGACATTACGTCTGCTTCGCCCAACACTTTCACTGTATACTCTGTTCCGCTAGAAAATTTAGCGAACTTGTTGTCTTCGTAATTCGAAGTTCCTCCGTTGAAACGTTTTAATGCTTCCACACCAACTGAATAATTTGCCATAATTAATTTCCTCCTAATAATTTGTTCCGACTATGGACGTCTCCAATGACGGATTATTTAGAACGGGTACCTCGCTCTACGAAACAACCGAACGAAAAAGGTGGTAGAACATTCGGTTATTTCGTAGAACGTCCATCGTAATGATGGAACGGTTCTACTTTTCGATTAAATCTTCTTCGTATGAATAAATCGAAACAGTTATTGTCGATATTGCTGCTAGTATTACGAGTGTCCACTCTAGTGGCACGAACCAAGTTATCGGGTATGCAACTATCGTCATTGCCAACGAAATCAATCCTACGAATATTTTTAATTCCGTTCTTTTACTCATACGTAAATCCTCCTACGATTTGACTTGCTTCAATAAAGTCCATCGGATCATCGTCCGAATTAAACCCTCCGTTGTATAGTACTTCTGTATGTTTCGGCTCAATTGCCGATTCCATTTCTTCGAACATTTCTTGCGGTGTCATTTTAATCGTCTCCTTTTCGTTTTTATTTCGTGTTTATTTTTTAATTTTTCGGGTATATTAATAATGTAATAAGCTAAATTGATTACAATTGACTAACGTGTTATACTCACGGTAGAAATTAAGAGCATAATGCCTCGTCTACACTAACGTGTATTTCGGGATTATATCGTTTCTTAATTTCGTCCAATTTCCTACGTACTTGCTTTCTGTCTAAGCCAAGACTATTTGATACGCTAGTAATCGTAGGTTTATCTTGATTGAGAAATTCGTTAATGATTGCCGTCATTCTCGAATCTTCTTCATCAGTCAACTGTCGAATCAATTGCCGTTGGTTCGTCAGTTTTTTATTATCTAATGTTTCAGATGGAATAATTTCGATAAGTAATCTCGATCCATCTTCTTCGCTAACAGGTGCGTCTAATCGGAGATGTTCTTCCGATTCTACTGTCGTGAAATCTCTTCCGTACTTTCTATCTTTCTGGAAGAAGTTTCCGAGAAGGTAATTCATCGCCTTGTGTCCTTGAAGTAATGCGTCGTTGTAAATTGTTTCTGCTACATGGTCGTCGGTTACTCCCCGACTTTTAATGTAGCTAATACATTTTTCTTTATTCACTTATGTTCCTCCTATATACATATAACAGTTTTTACCCTTCGCCGGGACAAAAATTTGTAATTTTTTTTTCGTTAATTTTTGTTGCCTCAAAAACTAACTAAATTTATTGTAAAGGAATATAATCCTAATGTCAACAAGTTTTTTAAAATTATTTTAAGGAGGTGTTAAAATGTACGAAAGACAAGTATTTATAGACCGTTTTAATTCTTTGAGAGATAGAAAGGGATTAACTTATGAAGATATTTCTAGGAATACCGGACTTAACTCTTCGACAATTAGAAAGGCAGCTACATCTGGTAATCCTTCTGCTAAAACATTGTATGCAATGTGTGATTATTTAAACGTATCTGCCGACTACTTACTTGGATTATCAGACAACTATTAATACTTCGGGAACTATTCTTCGGTGTAGTTCCCTTTTTGTAGTTCTTCTACCGATACAGGTTCCGGATAATCTTCCCCTTCATAATGTTTCGTATCTGCATACGATCGTAATTTAGAAATGAATCCGTCTGAACCAAAATTTTGATTAAAGTGTGTTTTAACAAATCCCGGCATATTTCTTTCGGCATTATCTACCATACTATCAAACGAATCTAATTCCGTTAGTGATTCTTCGTAGAATACTCTAGCCCTTGTCGATAATTTATCCGGATCAATGTCTTTTCCGTATGCTTCGATATATGGTTCGATATTTAATACTTCGTCCAACTCATATCCGTTGTTATTGTTTAGTCCTGCTTTATACGAATAGTGCATAAATGCGAAATAAGTTTCCTTTACATATGCGTCTAACTTTGCGTCCTCATCTTCGTAAGCCTTTTCGCCACAACCCGTCAACATAATTACCGTAATCAACAATGCCGATAAAATCTTCTTCATTTATTCGTCTCCTTTATATCGTTATAGTAGGCAAGTTATTCACTCTTTCGAAATTTAACTCGCTTAATCGTATTATACCAAGATTATTTGCGTCTTTAAGTCTTGACATTTCTTCCGTAATTTGTACTCTATAAATATCGTTTACTTTGTTTCGTAACAACTCGTAAACCCTTTCGTTCAACAACCGTCCTTTAGCGTCAAAATCTCCTCCGAGTATTACTTCTTCGACACCACTTGCGACAATCAAGTCAGCTTGTATTCGGTTGAAAGCCGAACCACCTACTGCGACTGCCATTGTTCCAGAAGATTGCCACGTCATAGCGTCTATCTCTGCTTCGCATACTACAATGCGTTTTATTCCATTCTGTACAACATGGTGTATTCCGTATACTAAACGATTGATTGGTGTGGCTTCATTCTCGTACCAAAATACTTTATCGTACTTACTTCTATATTTAATGTTCGCCACTCTTCCGTTTATGTCATGCCAAGGTATTCCGATACTACTTCCGTTATCAAATATACCGTTCTTCTCTATGACTTTCGGATTAATTCCTCTCGACTTTAAGTATGCGTAATCAATCGACTTATCTTCGTACTTATCTTTCGGAACTTCTACGAATCCTTTACGTTCATACAACGGTTTAAACTCAATGTGTATATCCGTATCTACATATTCGTAATCATATATCGACCTTAGGTAATCGACAGTTTCTTCGTAAGTTTCCGAGCGTAAGTACGCCAACAGTTGTACGAAGTTCCCACTCTTCCAGTAGTCGTCATACGCCCCGGAATCTCCCCACGTTCCTGCATACTCGCTATCTCCTGCGTTGATAAAGAACGACGGTGTATCATCGTCTCTAAACGGAGAACAGGCGATTAACTTGTCGCCAGAACGTTTCTGTCGATGGAACTCATACGGTTCTAATTCCGCCATTAAATCAACGTCAATATGTCTATCGCCAACCTTTATGTTCGCCATGCTTACGCTCCTTTCTCACGATCAAAACTCTCCGAACATTCCTTCATCAATCGAAAGTTCTTTTACGATACCTACGTTCGGAATATACGTTATTTCTTTCGTTGTTCCTTCGCCACCATTACGTCCTTTGTTAATTCCGATAATACCGGACTTTTGTCGATAATCTGTATCGAGTGTAATCAATACGGAAGCGTCTTCGAGTAATGATTTCGTCTTCTTTACTTCCTTACGTTTCGGAAGTTTTAACGCTCTTATCTCGTCCTTATCTTGCTCTTTATCGTCTTCTTCGGCTTGTGTTATTGCGAACACTACAACGTCTTTATTACCGGATAATCTACGGAGTTTCTTACTCGTCTCGGCAGCGTCTCCTCCTGCGGTCTTACTTCGGTTTGTTTCGTAATCCATGTAATAGAACGGATCAATGACTACGACATCAGCATTTACGGAATCTATGTCCGATTCTAATTGCTTTAAATCACGACTGTAAAAATCTTCATCGTCAACTGAACGGATAAATATATTCCCTTTCATTGTCTGATTCATCGAATCTACCATCGAGAGAAAGTCTTGTTCCATATTTCCGTCTAATTGTCCTCCTCGAATCTTGTTCGCCTCAAATCCGGCTTCATACTCGGCAAGTGTTTCTTCGTCTTTGTATATCGTCTTACCTTCCATCGCAGAATAGAACGTATACATTCTCGACATTACTTCGTACGAAGACATCTCTAGCGTCCACATCAATACGTTAGCACCTTCTCGTGCCAAATGAACGGCGTCATACGTAGTCAATGCCGACTTACCTCGTCCAGAACGTGCGTAAAATACGTACATTGAACCCGAAGCCCAACCTCCGATTTCCTTGTTGATATAATCAAATGAACTCGACCATACCTTACCGGATTCGCCTATTTTACGTTTCATATATTCACGCTTAAATTTATCGGTATCATGCTTTAAATTTGTACCGAACGTTTGTTCGTGTCTAGTCTTATTATTAATCATCTCTAACTCGTCTGTCAAGTCCGAAAGTAAAGTTTCCATATCCGATTTTCCTGTATCGAACATTTCCGGAATCTTGTCTACGTAATCCTTGAACATCAGTTGTGCTTTACGGTTCTTTACTTGTCTTACGAGATACTCATACGAATCAGTTACTCCGGGAACATACGTAAATCTATCTCCGTATTTATCTACTACGGTAGCATATGACGGTAACTTTCCTCCGTTGTTCAACACGTAGTTCTCCAAGAAATTATATACGTCTTTGTCGGACTTGGCTACGAAAGAATCCTCCGTAATTCCGTATTTATTTAATTCGTTGAAATTCTCTTCGTCGATAACTTTCGACAATAACATACTTCCTACGTTATTACTCATCTATCTTCGCCCCCTTTTACTCTGTCCGTCAAATGGTAATTCGATACATTGATCTCGCACTCTATCGTATAACCTATCGTCGAACACGTTACGTAGTTCAGTGATCGGAACATTACTCGTGAATACTATCGGCAATGAGTTCGTTGTTCTTGCGTTGATTATCGTATGTACGTAACCTCGGAAGGCTTCCGTTGCTGTACGTAGTCCTATATCGTCAATTACAAGGAACTCTACTTCGGAGTAACGTTCAATGTCTTTCGCTATTCCATCGAGTTTATCTTCGTCCTTTGACATCGTAGCCATGTTGTATCGGTTCTGCCACTCCGTCATATCTAGAAATAACGCTAACTCTTGCGGTACTTCTTCCTTACGTTTTACGTAGTACATGAACCGTCTTCTAATATATTCGTTCAATAATGCCGAAGCCGTTGTTGTCTTTCCTGTTCCGGGAGATTCCGACATTAAATATACGTTCTTGATACGTACCCCGTCCATTGAGAACGACTTTATATACGTGTCTAATGTAGCGTAGATCGCCTCCTGTGTCGCTCTTACCGGACTATTCGACATAAATGTCGTTGTATAGTCTTTCGGTAGTTGTGACGCTTTGTATCGTCTTGTGACCGATATATACGGAGAACAGTCTGTTGTACATTGCGGGAGTGTTCCTGCGACGTTACATACTCCGGATAACGGGCAATTTTTTTCGTTTGTTTGCGTCATTGTAACGCTCCTTTCTTTCGTTTGATTATTCCACATAGTAGTCGTATATCGTTATAACAGGTAGTACATACTCTGAATATCCGACAATTATATCTCCGTAATCTTCTACCATAAACATTATATCGTCTAATGTTTCGACTTCGACTACCCAACACTCACGCTTTTCATAACGTTGGATATACCCACGTTTATTAACGCAATGTCCCCAACCGTTATCAATCCATCTCCCTTCCGTTCGCTCATACTTTTTATCGAAGTCTTCGAACGAGGGTAGTGTACGTATGCTTATGTACGCAACTTCTTCTCGTCTGCAATTTTCTATAGGCGGTAGGCTTCCGGATAGGCTTGACGCTCTTTTTACGATAAACTTACTCAACTTTACTCCTCCTCAATTTCCGAACTCATGTATCTGTCTTCAAATTCGTAAATAATGTCTCTTAATCGGTAATACAATTCTTCAAAATCATACTGTTGTTCTTCCTCGTTATACATATCCTCCGTTAGAATTACGTCTACATGACTTATATACCAATGAATCTTGTCAAACGACTCAATCTTCCAGTTTGTTAATTGCTCTTTAGTATATCCTTTTGTCATTCTGTATCCTCCCTTAATTCCGGATTCTCGAATATGTTTCCAATAACCTCTAAATTGTTCAATTCTTTGAAATAGTAACCGTCTACATAATAAGCACCATAGTTGAAATAAACAGAACCTAACACTTTAACTATTTCGATTTCAGTTCCTTTGTCATTTACAGTGTGATATGTCGCTTTTATAATGTCGCCTTCGAATATTTCTCGACCGTTCCTGTCTGTTAGCCCTGTTGATTGCATAAGTATCTTTCCTTGCATAGTCGTCCAAAAGCAATGCCCAACCATTGGGTCTAGAGTTTTGACTGCTTTATTATGAAAATCAATACAATATACATCATGCATATCTTCGTATTCTTTATCCCACGCTCTAAATTTCGGTATCATTTTTAACCCTCCTTAATATTCTCACGTTCTTCTTTCGGCGTACTCGTGTATTCCCACACAATTTTCATAAGTTCTTCACGTTGTTCATAAGTTAAATATACGAGTGGACCTCGTTGACTATTTAAAGAAAACTCTTCGTCAGTCCTAATAGACATAAGCACCCAATCATCATCGCCACATATAATAACACTCTGTATATCGACATTACGCTCTGTTAAATATACTCTACCGACAAAGTCTATCTCGCCAACACGTTCTAGCAATTCTTTCGTTTTCATTCCTTACACCCTTTCGTTAGTTTATTTTTCGTGTTCTGTGATTCGTTCTAATTCCATCAGTAAATCTTCGTTTTGCGATTCTAGTAAACGGATCATTGAACGGAGTTTGTCTTCGGTTGTATTTACTTCGGAAGATTCTACGCCAAACATTTTATTTAACTCCGTCATTTTGTGATTGTACTCTTCCTTAATTTCCACACACTTACTTTCGTAGGTATTAATTACGATAGAATATCCGTCCGGACTGTCTACGTCTCTATAACGAAGTCCCACGTAAAGGGTGTCAATTCTTCCTTCGATAAAACTCTCTTCGTCAAATATTTCGAAAATATCATAGTTATAATTACTTACTATATCTTTACGTAAGTTTTCATCGTTATCTCTTACGTATGAATTATGCGAGTACAATGCTTCGCCCATTTCTCCGTAAATAGAATATTCTTCGATTAATACTTTATTTTTCATGGTTATTCCTCCAGTTCTTTATCGTTTCTATAAAACTATCGTCAACTATTCCTTTAAGTTCTTCGGTTTTGTGTTCGGCAACCTTTATTTCGTAAGTTCTATCTTCCCTAAATACAACGTAACTAGTCTTTTCTCCAACGTCCATTATTAATGAAATTGCTTTTCCTTCATTCGAAAAATCGGCGTAATCCATGTGCGATGATTTAGCGAATCTAAACCAATTCATTTCGTTTCTGAACTCTGAAATTTCTCCGTAAGATAGTCCGGAGTATTTCTTTATATAACGCCCCGTCCTAAACCACCAGTCAATTTCATTCTCGTTAAATAGGTTTTCTGCATTTTCTTTTCCTGTAATGGATTCTTCGAACATGACTTTCGTAGCGTTGACCCATTCCGCAACCGATACTAACCAATGCGTCTTAGAAACAAAGTGCATTTCGGCTATTCTGTACGGAACTATTATAGGCGCCCCAATAAGTAACAACAAACCTAATACGAACTTCTTTAGCCTGCTATCCTTCATTCTATATCCCCCATTATTTTACTTCCGTCTTTAACGCCTCTCCAATACGACTCTTCTAAAGACTTGCTGTATACGAATAAGTCCGTATAAAATTCTATCTGTATTATAAATACCACTAACATAAGTAATCCATAAACAGTTCCTCCGGTAATTATAAACGTTATAGAAATTGCCATAGTCCAGAGTATTGCGAGTAATCTAAGTATTAATATTACGTTTGTCTTATCCACATACTCGTCCTCCTTATTTATACCATCTAACCAACACAACTAATTCGTCCATTTCGGAGAACTCATCACGCATGACATTCATTGATATTATTTCGTGTTTCCACGAAGTTTTCTCCTTAATCTTCTCATTAAGCGAATTAATTCCTCCCGAAAATGTAATGTCCATTACCTCATAATATTCATCGAGTTCTAGTGCGCCTTTTTCGATAATTTCTACACCAGAAACGGTAACCTCTCTTAACGACTTTAAATCATCGTCGTTCATAACGATAATCTCTACGTCTCCATCTACGATATTTCCTTTTACGTCAAGATGAATACGACCAAATCTTACTCTGTCTCCCACTTCAACTACTTGATTATTAACGTCATAAATCATTCTGTAACCTCCTCTAATATCCACTCGTATGGCTCGTTATTTTCGTCAAATTGAATACCTAAGCCTTTAAGCTCTTCGATAGTAAATTTCGTTTGTACTCCCTGTGGAGCAAATTTAGTTATGAGGTCTGTGTTCCCCGAATCAAATAAATTTAAGTAGTTATCCCCAGTCGCCGTAAACTTACTTCGAGCGTAATACCGTTTCTCTTCCTTACGTTCTTCTGGTGGAGTTTTTGCATAAAGAATTGTCAAATTTATTAAGACTGCCTTATTGTCTCCAGTCAAACCTTCAAAATGTTTTTGGTCTACAGCTACCGAAAATATCGCTAGTTTGTCGACAAGCATTAAGTCGTCTCCGTTTTTATTTTTGACACAGACATAGCGCCTAGTTTCTTCTACTTTTCCTATAAAGTTTAAACTCTCCATATCTTTTATATACTTTTTCGTTTTCATTTTCCATTCTCCTTTTATTCTTTAATTACACTCATCGTCCAATCATCTCGTTTATTGCCACAAACTCCGGCATAAAAATTCCTTGTAAACTAATTACTGTTCCGTACAAACACACCGTAATTACTACTGCCGGTATTATTCCAGCTGCCACCATCGAAAATAAATCCTCTTCATATTCGGAAATAGCTTTATACGTAATATACCCCCCTAGGCATGCTAACGCAATAATTACTACGTTAAACAAAAGCCATAGTATGCTTGAAACAAATACCCCCTGTACGTATGTTTCGAATCCGTCTGTAGCGACTGACTCTAACTTCGTGATAATTTCGTTGTAGTTAATTTCGTTTTCCACTCGATATTCCTCCTTCTTATTTTTCACATTCTCTAATTCGTCCATATAAGCCCGAATATAGCGATGTAATGTTCAGATGATATATAATACTCGGAAACAATTTATCTTCGTATATGACACCTTAAAATGATTCTTATGGGTATATCCGATTTTAACTTAGTAACCAATCGTCAATATCCGTTTTATTTTCGTTTAATTCTTCTTTCGTTTCTTTTTCGTGCTTTTGTTTCGAAAGTGATTTCTCGACACGTTGTAAATCAGACTGTCTGTATGTCCATACAAATCCGAACGTTGGTGCCGGGTATTGATCCGTTGGCTTGTACTCCGAGAAAGTAAGGTCGATAAACGCTTTAATCAATCGCTTGTCATGCGATCCTTCTTTCGTCTTTGTTCCGACAATGTTACCGAGCATACCTTGCTCCATCTTCCAAGAACGCATAGGAGCGTATTTAACTCCGAACTTCTTATCGGTTATGTAGTTCATATAACCGTGGAAGTCTCTAACGTTCCATTCTTCGATATTTTTATCCATGTAATCCGACATTATTTATCCACTCCATTATTCCGTATTTATTTACTTGTACCGAAGTTACGTATGTCTATGAGAGAATCTTTGATTCTCGAATAGAGAGGCGAAGCCTCTAGGGTTTTTATATACCGAATATATTTATATAGTATCGGTATTATAGCGAAGTTATATACGCTTATATAGTAACGCTTTTCTAAAGACAGGCTTTGCCTGTCAGAGGCTTCGCCTCTACGAGTGTTTATATTTATATAAACACGAGTTATTGTTATTTCGTTAGTATTATTAGCGTTAGTAATACTATTTAGTGGTGTCGATTTACACCCCTCCCCATACGTAAATGAACACCACCCACCTACGTAAATGAACACCACCCAATAACATCGGTATTCAATCATTCGAGAGACTTATTCGTCATACCCATATAGGGTATTCTAAATATACCTAGTATGGTATACAATCGTAGCCATACCAACGGTTACAATACTTTGTAAGTATTTGACAAGTCATTACCATTGCGACTTTTGCGACTAACAATTTCGAGATAGCCTTTTTCGGTAAGATTCCGTAAACATTTCGTCAATGTCTTATTGGAAACTTTCGCCTCTTTCTCTAGCGTTTTACGGCTCGGAAACCCTTCCTTCGTTTTAAAGTTACAATGATTTAAAACGGCTAGATAAACCGACTTATCTTGCGAAGTTAAGGAGTCGTCCATCGCCAACCTCTTCGGAACAATTAAAAATAATTCCGAATTCATTCGACCACCTCCTACATACATATAACAGTTTTGTATGTCGGGTGGGACAAATTTCCGAAAATAATTTTACGAAAAATAAAAATGCGACCGACAAACGTTGTCAAATCGCATTTTCTTCTCGATAATTTTTTTAGTAAATATCACGTAATTGTTTCAACGGATTTCTTTTTCGATGATCGTTATACAGTTCTCCCGAAAATAAGTTTACGTATACACGAACCATATCTAACGTTTGGTGTCCGAGTATATCTTGTAACGCAAATATATTACCGCCAGACTTCACATACATCTTCGCAAAAGTATGTCGACAAGTATGTGGCGAAACTCTTACGTTAGTAATTCCTGCCATCTTACCGTACTTCTCAAATCGGTTCTGTACCGAACGTTTCTTTAACGGTTTATTAAACTCCGTAATGAACACAACCTCGGTCTCAACGTCGCCCCTAATTCGCAACCACTTACGAATCAACGGTTGTAATTCTTCGGAGAATGGAACGTGTCTTACTCTACCGTTCTTCCCTCTAATAGCCAAGTACTTATCGGAGAAATAAATGTCGTCAAGTTCTAACGCCAATAACTCCGTCAACCTAATTCCCGTATCTAAGAACGTTTGTATCATCACAAAGTCTCTGAATCCTACGAAGGTCTCTAAGTTAGGCATACGCAATAATGTCGCAAGTTGTTTGTCCGAGAATGTTTCGATTTCTTTGTGACGGTCTTTTGGAATGGGAATTTTATCGAAAGGATTAACGTCCTCTATGTCCGACTTAACCAAGAACGTACAATAGGCTTTAACGGCACGTAGAGACGTGTGTATGGACGACTTCTTGTTTCCGAGTACTTTTGTACCGAAATGAATAAAGTCGTCTATATGACGCCTTAAAATGCGTCTAGGAGGGTGTTCGTCATACATCTGTATATAACGTTTTTTATACGTAGATAAATGTTGCTCGTAGTAATCTATCGTGCCTTGCGAACAACCTTTACGCTTTCTATCTACGATAAAGGCTTCAACGGCTTCGTCGAACGTAATGTCTTTCGACAACTTAGCGTCTTCCAACGTAGCTTTTGCACGATACTCTTTCCGTACATTCTCCAACATTTCCGGAGATAACGTTCGTCTCTTCGTCATACTACCACCACCTAACTACGCTAGATTTTAGTCATACGAAGTTCGGTACTATCACGAAGGTACAAACGCTATAAAAATAGCGTAGTGCCTAGGACCGGAATCGAACCGGTACGGTAATCACTTACCGCAGGATTTTAAGTCCTGTGCGTCTGCCAGTTCCG